ACCGATAGTCCTAAATGGATGTATTACATGGATGGAATTGTTTTTGCAGTTAATTTTGCAATTGTTTTTAAATACTTAACCGATATGATTGGAATATAATGTTTATCACATTAACAAACGCAAATGATGCACACAAGGGAAATAAAATTTCAATCAATATTGATTTGATTGCAACAGTATTCAATACACCTAATCTTGCTAAAAAAGAAGATGGTATAATTGAAAATATTACATATGTTTTTTGCCCTCCTCATGGTACATGGGAAGTACAGGAATCATTAGATGAAGTAGTAGCAGAATTAAACAACTTTAGATGGAATAAAAAATGAACGAAGATACTAGAGAAATACTTTTAATCTTACAAGAAGAATGTGCCGAAGTTACACAAGCTGTAAGTAAGTGTTTTAGATTCGGACCAGATCAAATGAAACCAAATAAGCCAATGACTAATATCCAAATGCTTGAAGAAGAATTAGGAGACCTGTTAGCTATGATTGAATTGATTACAGATAACAATGTGGGTATTACTACAATGGGATTAGAGCAGGCCAAAAAGAATAAATTTAAGAAATTAAAGAAATGGTCTAACTTAACTATCAATAAATAATAATATGACATTGCTAGATATTATTCTTATATTGGCTCTAGGTTGGGTTATGGGTGAGTTTTATACTATCTATAAGTTACGTAAAAACCTTCGTTCAGTAATTATTATTCAGGAAGAAGTATCAAGACCCAATGTTTTTAAATTAGAAACAGAAGAGGTAGACAATACTATATTGTTATATGACCGAGATACAAACGATTTTATTTGTCAAGGTACTTCATTAGAGCAACTAGCACAACTAAGTAGAGAATACAAGAAAATTGAATATGCTACAGTAAAGCACGGAGATTATTTTGTTGCATTTATTGAAGGCAAGGTAACGGAAAAAGTATGAAAGTAAATATTGGCAAGTACCCTAACAAAGGGACTCGCAGAAAAATCAATGTACAAATTGATAGATTTGATACTTGGAGTTTAGACCACACTCTAGCTATTATTATCTATCCAGCATTGATACAACTAAAACAAACTAAACAAGGTATCCCTAATGACTTTGTAGACGTTGGTGGCGAAGAATATAGTAGTCAACAAAGTTTTGATTTCTATGTTGAATCACACGATGCGGCATGGGAAGAAGGTGCTAAACGCTGGGATGAAACATTAGATAAAATGATTTGGGCCTTTCAACAAATTGCATTTGAAGATTATGGGGACAAATATCATCATGGTGATAGTGCGTATGATTGGATTAAAAGTGATAAATCATATACTAATCCTGTAACAGGTAAAATGGAAGATACATGGCAAATGGTTGATAAAGATCCTGACGCACATTGGTATGATGCTGAAGGGCATAAACTACATGAAGAACGTATCCAAGAAGGTTTGGATTTGTTTGGTAAATATTTTAGAGCTTTGTGGGATTAATTAATGTTTGATAAAATGGCGCAACAACTAGACTTACAAACTCTAGGTAAAGGTAAAAAAGATTTTAAAATTAGTAAACAAGAGTTTGAAAGTTTTTGCAAAGGGTTTCTGTTTGAAGAACTCAAAGGTGATACTAGAATAGGTGAAGCCTTTTGTAAAAAGTATGATGAACCAAATTACGTACTAAGTATATTACCCGACCCTAGTGCAAAAGCACATATTAAAAAATTCTACGTTAAATGAAACAAAAATTTATAGACTATTACATGGATATTGCTGACCTAACTAGTAAGCTAAGTTCAGCTATCAGACTAAATGTTGGCGCAGTTATCGTTAAAGGTAATAAGATTCTAGGTACAGGATACAACGGAATGCCAACTGGATGGACTAATGAATGTGAATATAAAGAATACATGCCCGGTGATACTTGGGATGGAAATTTATATCCATTTGAAGAATATGATAGTACTGTAGAAAGTAATCGTAGATATCGTTTAGTTACTAAGGATGAGGTATTACATGCGGAAATGAATTGTTTGATGAAAGTGGCAACAAGTACTGAATCTAGTGAAGATGCTACATTGTTTATTACACATGCACCCTGCATACACTGTGCAAAAGCTATATATCAATCTGGTATCAAAAATGTCTTTTATAGAGAATCATATAGAGATACAAAAGGATTAGAATTTTTAGAACAAGGCGGAGTAAGTGTCACCCGATACCCAATACAAAACTGAAATGTCAATCGGCTACGGTCAATTAAAATCAATCATTGAATGGTGTCAAAGAAACTGTGCCAATGATTGGGGATATAATTGTCTAGAATTTGCAGGCGGAAGTGATGGTGGATTATATAATTTCTATTTTGAAACAGAATCCGATTACATAAACTTTATACTTTGGAAAAAATGAAATATTATACTTTTTACCGTGAAAACAACGACTTTACTGATATACTAACAGACACCAACATTAAAAAAGTGGTTGATATGAAAATATCTTGGTATAGACATTTAATGATTGGAATGCAAAAAACTACGAATAGCGGTACATTCAGCTATATTACCTTGAAGTACGGTGATGAAATGATACCTAGTCTTACTAAAGATTATAGTCCGGTACCTGGTGTTGACTATGTACCTAAGAAAGATATCACAAAGTACGGACCTAAAAATTAATAAAGCATAGATAGCATCTTTGCTTCTGGGATACGAGTTTTAGTATTCTTTGAACCCAACAGGACTACGGTCCTGATTCCATTTGCGGTATCTATCATCATAACAATACATCCACCTGATTTAGTAATCCATCCTGTTTTGCTTACTAGAAATGAATTATTTGGTCCTACTAGCGTGTTAGTATTTCTAAATTCTGCTATTTTCTTTTTATTAATTGTCCATCGTACCGCGTCCATATTACTTGCTTCTACTATTAGTGGATATTTACTAGCCGCAAATACTAGTTTAATTAAATCTTGTGCGGTGCTAACATTTGTAGATAGTAATCCAGTAGGATCAGTAAAAGCACTGTTATTCATTTGTAATGATATTGCTTTAGCATTCATTGCATTAATACAATTATTATATCCTCCCGGATAGTACTCACATAACAATTTGGCTGCATTGTTATCTGATTTAACGATTGCCAAATCAATTAATGTTTCTCTTGTTAGTTGTTTGTTGTACAGTTTTTTTGGAATTATTTCTGTTAATGATTGACCACTATCTAGTATTACCATAGCAGTCATTAATTTAGTGATACTAGCTATGCTACGTATTTCATGCATATTAGAAGCTTCAAATATTCTTCCACTATGATCTGCTACTATCCAAGCTTGTGCCGTTAACGGTGAAGCGTGTACTGAAGAAACTATTAATGTTAGTATTGTTATTAGTTTTTTAATCATATTGATGTTCCCATCTTGTAATTAATTATTTTAATATCAGTTCCCATACCAACAATACAACTACTATCTTGTTTAGTAGCAACAATTGTCCAATTCTTTTCTATAGGGTGCATCCAAACACTAAGTGTTGATTTAGCTTCATCAGATACCTTGCCTGTTAGTAGTGGCATTTCTTTATATTTCTCCCTAAGACTTTTAAAGAGTTCCGTTGTATTATAACAGGGGAATTCTGTTTCTATAGTTTCTGTTAATTCTTGTGAGTGGGATATATTTGATAATAATATCAATCCAATGGTAAGGTAAATTGCTTTCACATGGTTCTCCTATTTTAACTATTATATAATAATAGCGGTATATATTATGCTAATCAAATTTTACCGTAAGTTGATTAAATGTCTTAGAAAGTTATTTATTATTTTTTACAAACCAATAATGTTTCTGTAATTCTCTAAGAACTTCACTTTCTGGTTGTTTAAATTGTCTTGCTGCCATTTCAACAAAATCTAACCAACGAAAACCATAATTATCATTTCCCTGGCACCATTGTTGGTACATTAATTGTAGTTCTCTACTAGTCATTTCTTCTTTTTTTCTTGTTCTGCTAACTTAGCTTTTACACCAGTAACTTCAAGTTTTGTCTCTTTTAATATCTTTTCTGATATAGGACTTGAATGATGTGCATGTAATTTTGGGGGTGTTTTGGGTCTGGGTTTATGCTTGAACCAACTCATCGGCTTCTCCTTCTGATTGGGTATAAATATATATTTAATTGATTAAATTCAATAAAATAGCATGAGTCATACTAAAAGGAAATAACATGGCAGAAGTAAAAACATTATCACGTAGTGAACGTGAAGCACAGATTAAAGATAGAGCCGGTTGGGTAATTACTGTTATTGCATTATTATTAGCAATTACAACCTATATGTCTAGCGGATTCAGTGGCAAAATATTATCTAACACAATCAAAGCAAACGATACTTGGAACTTTTACCAAGCTAAATCTATCAAACAAAGTATTGCTGAAGGACAATTAGAAGCTACTACCGATCTAAAACGCAGAGAAGAATTACAAGCTAAGATTGCACGTTATGAATCTGAACCTGACAAAGGTGAGGGTAAAAAAGAATTAATGGCTAAAGCATTAAAGATTGAAGCTGAACGTGATGAAGCCAAAAAACATACACCATGGTTAACCTTTGCCGCAATGGCATTTCAGTTAGCAATTGTGTTATTATCTGCTAGTATTTTAGCTGTAGATAAGCGTATGTTTTGGGGAAGTATTGGTGTCAGTATTTTTGGAACAATGCTATTAACCCAAGGCATTTGGCTTGTTTTACCTTTTGTGATATAATAAGTTAATGAAAATTAAGGATTTAATGGAAAATACAACTAAAGGGATGCCTCATCTTTACCTAGATATGGATGGGGTTCAGGCTGACTTTTTTGGGGCTTGGGCACAACGTCACGGTCTTACTCACTATAAAGAAATAGCTCATCCCGAAAATGCCATTAATGAATTAGCAAATAGTAGTTCAAAAGAAGTATACAACTTTTTCCATGATTTAAAACCACTACAAGGTGGAATGCAAATCATTCAATGGTTGCACCAAAATAAGATTCCATTCACTGTATTAAGTGCTCCCTTACGTGGTCCTTATGCTAGTTCTAGTATACAAGCTAAAAAAGATTGGTTAGATAAACATAATCCTGGTACTAGCAATAATGCTATCTTTACGGCTGCAAAATACAAATATGCTAAAAAAGATAATGAACAGAATGTATTAGTAGATGATTTTGGTAAGTATTTAGATGCATGGAGCAAAGCAGATGGAATTGCTGTGAAACATGAAGATAGTAATACACAACATACTATTAAAGAACTAGAAAAGATTTATGCACCCTATTTAACTAGATAAGTATAGTATGTCTAAACCAGGTCAAGATCAAACCCGTTATGAAGTAATTACCCAAGAAGATGAAGTCACGGGTGATTTATTATTACCTATCCCTCCGCAATTACTAGCACAATTAGGATGGAGTGAAGGTGATGAGATTGAATTTGCTATTGATGAACAGGGCAAATATATTTTAAAACGTTCACATAAATGAGTTATCCAACTTACAATAACACTATGATAGGTGATTCATTTAATACAGTTACTGGTCCACCGGTTACTATTACTACATCTAATAATACTTCAAGTGGAAGTTTATATTGGGGAATAAATGGTACATCAAACACTATTATAGCAGAACCTAGCCTTAAAGGCAATTCACTTAGTGTTAAAGGTGATGCTAACTTTGAAGGTGAAGTAACTATCAAGGGCAAAAGCCTATCTGATATGTTTGAAAAAATTGAAGAAAGATTAGCGATTCTTCACCCAAATCCTGAACTAGAAGATAGATGGAATGAACTAAAAGAACTGGCTAAACGCTATAAAGAACTAGAGCAAGAACTCATAGAAAAAGAGAAGGTTTGGGCAATCTTAAAGAAGTAAGATTTGACAAATAATCCATATTTTGCTATAATAGAAACTGTTTAATAACTATGACACATACATCATGACCATGCACTTAGCACATCCCGCACTAACTATGGGCGGTAAACGCAAAGGTAAAGTTAAGTTTCGCAATAGCGCAGAGGCACAAAAAGCCCGTCAGCTTGATGCCGACTGGAAAGAACTACAGAAAAAATGGGAAGTTGATGCCGATGACAAAAAGCGCAAACGGGCGTTAGCGGCTGAACCATTATCATATACGTTATCCGCACCTGTAGGTCGTGAAACTGTACGAATTGGTAGTTTAGATACAGGTCACAAGGGTGCGGTTCGTACTAAAGATATTCCAAAATACACTGGTACTAAGATTCTTGGTATCGGAACAATGCATAAGTCTAATGCTGTTCCCGTCTTTAGTGATGAGGAAGCAAAGGCTATCAGTACTATGCGTAGAAATTAAAAAGGAGCTTAAAGCAAAACAAATGGCAAAAGAAGAAGGTTTAAGAATGGACGGAACGGTAACTGATGTGTTACCTAACGCCATGTTTCGTGTCAAAATAAATGACACAAATGTAATGGGTTATATCTCTGGTAAAATGCGCCAGCATGATATTAAAGTTCTACTCGGGGATACAGTAGAATTAGAATTTAGTCCCTATGACTTAACTAAAGGCCGAATCGTGCGCCGACGTTAATCTCCCAATAGTCTTTCATACGATAAATATATGTTATGAGAGATATAATTCAATTACTTGAGGATAAAGCTAAACCTCAAGACATAGAAATAATACCACTAAACTTCACTGCGAGTGAGGTTAAACCTGTATTAAGCCAGGATACACTAGACCTACATTACGAAAAACTAGCCAAGGGCTATGCAGAACGTTATAATAAGGGTGAGGGCGACAAAGATTTCAATTATGCAGGTGCTTTCTTGCATAACACATTATTCCCTCAGTTCCGTGAAGTTAGAAATAATAATAAACCAAACGGGCCTATGTACGGATTTATCAATAAACATTTCAAAACATTTGACGATATGAAGTCAAAATTTGAAGAAGAAGCAATGAAGATACAGGGTTCTGGATGGATATATCTAGCATATGATGGTAGTATAAAAACAATTAAAAACCATGAAGTAAGAAATGATATTCTACTATTGATTGATTGGTGGGAACATGCCTGGATACTTGATTATGGTGCAGACAAGAAAAAGTATTTAAAAGAACAATGGAAAATCATCAATTGGAATGTAATTAATACAAGATGGGGTAAGAGTTTATGATAGAAATAACAGAGAATGCTACTATAAAGATAGCCGATATTTTAGCGGAAGAAAACAATCCTAAAGCTAAGATACGTGTATTTGTTCAAGGTGGCGGATGTAGTGGAATGCAGTATGGTTTTACCATAGATGAAGAACAAAATGAGGATGATTTTGAGATACCTGCAGGATCATTAAGTTTGTTAGTTGATAGTATTTCAGCACAATATTTAACCAATGCAAGCATAGATTATGTTGAAGATTTGAACGGTTCACAATTTAAAATCAATAATCCTAATGCGGCAACAACATGCGGATGCGGATCGAGTTTTAGTCCGTCCTGACAATATCACATTTAGTCCTTATTGATAAATACATAATAAGGATTAAATTATGGCAATTTCAGGATTACAAGTAATTGATATTGGATTACAGAACGAATCTACGGGTAGTGATAGCCTATATACCGCCTTTAATAAGACTAAAAATAACTTTGCTGTAATAGCTAATACTGCTACACCTTTCCCTACATTTACCGGAAATGCTGGTATAAATGTAGTTGCTAATTCTAATACAGCAACAGTGGGAATTACAAATACCGGTGTACTTAGTATTATTGCCGGAACAAATATCACAATTGATAGTGCTAACGGAAATGTAACAATTAATTCGTCCGGTGGTTCTGGTAGTGGAACAGTCACTAGTGTAGGTGTTACTCCAGTATCATCCTCACGTCTTACAGTAACTAATTCTCCTGTAACAACAACTGGTAACATATCAATTGATTTAGCTAATTCTGGTGTAACTTCCGGAAATTACACATTACCTAATATTACTGTTGATACTTATGGTAGAATTACTAATATTAGTAATGGTGTAATTATAGGTAGTCAATTAACAAATGGTAATAGCAATGTAATAGTAGGTGCAAATAGTGATGTAACTATCGGTGTTAACGGTACTGCAAATGTATTAATAATTTCTGATACCACATCTACACTTAACGGAAATTTAGTTGTAAATAATTTGTCAGGCACTTTATTGTCCGGAACATTATCTACTGCCGCACAGCCAAACATAACTAGTTTAGGTTCATTAACAAGTTTGATTGTTACCGGTAATGTTAATGGTGCCAATATAACAGGTAATCATTACGGAGCGGCTACTGGATTGACTTCTATTCCAGGTGCCAATGTAACAGGTGAAGTAACATATGCAACAACTGCAAATAGTGTAGCCGGTGCAAATGTAACAGGTGCAGTAACATATGCAACAACTGCTAATAGTGTAGCTGGTGCTAACGTTTCGGGTACAGTAGCAAACTCAACATATGCAAACAGTTCGGGCACCGCAGGAACAGTTACAACAGTAGCACAGCCTAACATAACAAGTGTTGGTACATTATCATCATTAATTGTTAGTGGTAATATTAATGCAGGAAATGTAGGCGGTGCAAATGCGATAAGCGCCAATTATTTTATAGGTAGTGGTAATAATTTAAGTAATATACAGGCAGCAAATATTACCGGTAGGGTAGCTAATGCAACATATGCAAATACTGCTGGCTCTGCCACATCAGCTGGCAGTGCCGGTACTGCAACTTATGCTGCCACTAGTGGTTCTGCTGGAAGTGCTATTACTGCTACAACTGCACAAACTGTCACATTAGGGGCACAAGGAAATATTACAAGTGTTGGTACATTATCATCATTAATTGTTAGTGGTAATGTCAACGCAGGAAATGTAGTTGTAAATGGAATATTTAAATTAGGTAGATTAACAAGTGCTCAAATTGCCAATCTAAGTGCAACCAACGGCGATATGGTTTACAATTCAACTCTTAATAAATTTCAAGGGTATGAAAATGGCGCATGGGCCAATTTGATATAAGAATTTAGGAAAATAAAAATGACAACGATTAAAATAACAGAACTAACTAATATTGGAGCTAACTTAGCAAGTACTACAGTTTTTCCTGTAGTAAATATGTCCGGTACACCCACAACAGAAAAAACTGTTTTAGGTAATATAGCTAATGTAATACTTAGTGGGGCAGGTGGCAATTACGTGGCAGTTGGCGCCGCAACTGTTGCGGCTACTGTAACTACTAATGCACAACCAAATATTACCAGTACTGGAAGTTTAACAGGGTTGACTGTGAGTAATGCAGCCGGTACTGTTAATTTTAGTAATACAGCAAACGTAACTTTAGGAGCTGTTGGTAATCTACATATTGCAGGTGGTACAGCTGGACAATTGTTATCTACTAACGGTAACGGTACTTTAAGTTGGACCACTGATGCTAATTCAAGTTACGGCAATACTAATGTTGCAAACTATTTACCTACATTCACTGGTAACGTGGGTGCAGGTAATGTCATTGCTACTGGTAATTTATATTCAGCTGGCTTACTTTCTAATGGTGTAGCAAATATTAATAGTAATCTAGTATCTACTAATCCTAATACCGGAGCACTACAAGTACGAGGTGGTGCAGGTGTATTAGGAAATATACATTCCGGTGGTGAAATACATTCATTTGGAAATATTATTGTTGGTGGTCATAGTTTATTTGTTGGATCTGGTGCTGACGCTATTGGATTTAATAATGCTACATTAATTGCATTCCATGGTGGCAATGATTATGTACAAGCCGTATTAAAGAATTCAACAGATTCAGGTAGTGCTGATTGGGTAGCATACGGTGATGACGGCACAGAAGAACAAGGTTGGGCAGACTTTGGATTTACTAGTTCAGCTTTTGATGATGCTAATTATACTATAACTGGCGCCGGTGATGGTTATTTCTTTGTTAATACGTTTGCGGGAAGTTACGGTGGTAATTTAGTTATTGCGACTGGTACTGATGGTACGGTAAAAGATATTATTTTTTCTACGGGCGGATTTTTGATTGCTAATGAATTTGCTAGATTTGATCATTCTGCTAATTATTTCCACTTAACACGCACTGGTTCAGGCATTAAATTCCCTGACAATACAGTGCAAACTACTGCATATACAGGCGGAGGTGGTGCTAATACAGGCAATGTCACATTTAATAATCAAATCGTCTTAGGCACTGGTAGCAATGATGGCAGTGGCGGATTATATTTGGCCCCTGGAAATGCTAGTATTGCTAATAGCGCAGTACAATACTTGAGAGTGCGCGGCGGTGATGCTCCTACACACATACACCTTGACACAGGTAACAACGAATTTTATGACCAATACTTTGGTGCTGACAGTAGGTATGTAAAGTTAGAAGCCAACGGCAACGTAGTAATCAACGCTGACGATTACGCCGCTAATTCTGGCACTTGGACATTTGATACAACTGGAAACTTGAACTTGCCTGTTAACGGTAATATCAATGTTAATAGCGGTGGCATTACTCAAACTATCAATGAAAATTTAGACATAGTTGTTCAAGATGAAGATGATGACGGCTGGTCACTACGCAACACTATTACCGACGGCATTGGTAACAATCTATCAGAAACATCACTAGATCGTAGTTCGTTTACAATCACCTTAGATATGTTAGGCACTAACAATCAATGGCAGTTTGATGGTAACACATTACAAGTATCAAATGACTCTACAATAAGAAGTTTTGGTTCTAATGTAGTCTTACAGTCTATGAGTTCTGGTACTGGCGGTACAGCAAGTTTACAATCAGTAAGTAACACAAATGATCCTAACATATTTACAACTATTGACGCAACAACTACTGGTGCAAACATTAGTGTATATAACGGTGGCTCAAATAGTGGTGTAGGTTATACTTGGCAGTTTGCTAATGACGGTAGATTAACATTCCCGGGCACACCTCGTATTGATACAGCCGCAAATAACTTTGAAGTTCAAGCGGCAGAGGCTATTAATTTTGAAGCAAACACTGTTGTCAACATTTATACTGATACAGGAAATACCACATATCAATGGCAGTTCGGTGATGATGGTAACTTAACTCTACCAGACACTACAGGCGTTCTTGCTAACGTAAGCATAACACTTGAAGCAAATGATACTGGAAATATCACGGGATTAAGTCTAATCGGCGATTCCAACGCAAATCTATATGCTCATGGTAATGTGACGATAGTTAGCGATAGTAGTAACACTACTGCGACTTGGTCGTTTGTAAATACTGGCGATATAGTCTTACCAAATGATGTTGTTATAGGTGACGACGGCAGCAATGGTATGATGTTGAGTGTACCTACAGTTACACCAGGAACTTATTCTGATTGGACATTTGACCAAAGTGGTAACTTGACACTACCGACAGGTGGACAAATTATTGTATCAGGTGGATTAGTATCAAGCGGTGCAAGTCCTGCCCCAACAATTAATGGATTCAGTATTACTAACTCTGTGGGTATTAGCGGCAATGGTAACATTGCAGGTAATAACATTAGTGCTACTGGTAACGTGACAGCTCAAGGTGTAGGTACAAACTTGGTGCGCCGTGCTAATACTATTAGTGGTTCTAATACTGCTGTTACGCTTGATAATCTAAACGCATACGTCGGCGGTACTCCAATAAGATTGTATATTGGTGCCGCAACAAGCAATATGACAATGGCTGGACAGTCGCAAACAATGAGCACTGGTGCTTTAGCAGTAAGTAGTTGGATAAATGTACCAATTGTAACTGGGGTAGGTAATGGCTTTGCTATGAGTGGCGCTATTACCAATGACGGTGATACTGCGGTATTGAATGTTACCGATCAAGGTGGTGGTTCAGGTACATGGCGTGTAACTGGTATGATTGCTAATACAAGTGCTAACTTGTACAGCGTAAGTATTGAACGATTAGCATAAGGATAACAAATGGCAATAGTTTTTGAAGGTGAAATAGATATTGACTTAGGTTAGTCAGACCTCTGGGATAAGATGAGACAAAAGAAATAAAATGAAACAAGATCCAAGAACAATAATAAACACTGACGAGGATCATACCTTCAATCTACCTGCCGACAAAAAAGTCATACCTAGGACACTTGACACATTTTCATTAATATGGAAAGCTGATAAAGTAGATACTAGAGATTACAAATATCAAATAACATCTAAAGCAAGTCCTAATATTGTAGATTTAAGAAGTTATTGTAGTCCAATTGAAAATCAAGGTAGTCTTGGTAGCTGTACCGGACAGGCAATTGCAGGTGCTATAGAACTACTAAATAAACGTAATGGTAATTATAAAGATATCAGCAGGCTATTCATATATTACTATGAAAGATTAATACTTGGTACAATAAATTATGATAGTGGTGCTTATATTCGTGACGGTATCAAAGCAACAAATCATTATGGTGCAAGTTTAGAATCATTATGGCCACATGATATAAGTAAATTTAAAGTAGAACCTATTACTGAAGCAAAGAATGATGCATTAAATCGTAAAGTAACACGTTATGAAAGAGTAACAAACTTTAATGGCTGTATAGATGCATTAACAAATGGCTATCCAGTTATAATGGGTTTTCATGTATATACTAGTTTTATGTCTGCTAATGTAGCAAGGACTGGTAATATGCCGTATCCTAATACCAGACGTGAACGATTGTTGGGTGGTCATGCTGTACTACTAGTTGGATATGATAAGCGTAAAAAAGTTTTTATTGCAAGAAACAGCTGGGGTACAAATTGGGGTCATAAAGGTTACTTCTATATGCCATTTAATGTAGTTACAAATACTAGTATGAGTAGTGATTATTGGATAATTAAGTCAGTTAACAACCCATAAGTAACAATTTAGACTAAATACTACTATAACAATTAAAGGACCATTATAATGGCAACATCACCAATGATCGGCGGATCCGATCCAGTAATACTTAAATCATTAGAAACACAAACACCATCAGTTGCAAGAACAGCTCCTGCTACTGTTAATACTTCAACCGGCACAGCAACATCAACCGGTAGTTCAGTATCTAGAGGACTTGTACCACAAGTCTCAGGTGGAACAGTAACATATAATCAGGCTACACAAGCAACAGCAGGTAATTCAGTTACTGTTACATCATCCACTAGTAATGATCCAGGTGATGTAGTAACAATATACACAAGCCCTAAAGCAGTATCTGTGAGCGCAATTAATCAAACAGTTAATACATATAAGGTTAATAACTATGCAGGTAATGAATATACTGATAGTAATGTTGCGGCATATCTACCAACATTTACCGGCAATGTAGGTGCTGGTAATGTCAATGTGACCGGTGGAGTATATACTTATAATTTAAGTTCTACTGGACTATCATCATTAACTACATTAACTGTTTCTGCTACATCTAATCTTGGTGCAGTAGGTAATGTAACAATTACCGGTGGTACTGCAGGTCAAGTATTATCTACTAACGGTAGTGGAGTATTAAGTTGGGTAAGTGATGCAACTACATATGGTAATAGTAATGTAGTAAGTTTAATGGGTGCGTTTGGTAGTAACACAATTACAACGACAGGTAATATTACCGGTGGTAACATTGATATTCCAAATGGTTATGCAAATGTAACCGGTAATGCTAATACAGTTGGCGGTGGTGCAACAGTTGGAGTACGTAGTATATTAGCAATTGATTCAGCATTTGGTAGCAATGATGCAAATGATCCGGCGAGCGCACAAGCAGTGCGTGGTCGTGTAACAGGTAGCAATCTAACTAAAACACGCAATTATGTAGCCGGTGTAACCGGTCAATACTTAGTTACTGGTACTAATGCAAGCGAATTTATTAACACCGGTTTACTTGGTGTTGTAGGAGATCAAACAACTACGGCAAATGCGGCTGTTGTTGCTTACTTAGACGGTGACGGTGGATTGACTACTGCTGGTTCAGCATATGGTGTCAGTATGAAAAACTCAACTCCTGGCTCAGGATTTGATTACGGTCTTGACTTGCAATTCATTAATTTAAATGTAGCGGGGACAACCACTCCATTCAAACAGGCAGATATTCGCTTTAATAACGGTGTGACGCTTGTTGCTAATACAGCTGGTAATATTTCTATCAATGCTAATGTTACAGTAGGAAACATTATAGGTAATGGTCAAGCGTTAACAGGTATTGCAGGTGCAAACGTAACTGGTAATGTAGGTAATGCTAATTTATCACAATATCTTAATGTATCAGATGTTAATAATAACTTCTCATATCACGTTGTATTAAGTGCAGGATCAGGTGATAAGAGTTTACATATCGACGCAGATGACAATTTGCAATATAATCCATCTGATGGTACATTAACCTCAACAAGAGTTGATGCTACCTACGTACTTGCTAATTTAAATTTTGCTAATGGATATTTGGCATCTAATTTAGTTGGGTCAACATCTAACATTGTTAATGGGAATAGTAATGTATCTATTACTACTGCTAACGGTGACATAACATTAAGTGCAGTTGGCACTGCTAATGTACTTGTTATAACTGGCACCGGCGCTAATATTACTGGTACTGCTAACATATCCGGTACTGCTAATGTCGGAAACTTAAATTCGACTAGCATAGTTAAGACAGGTGTATTTGTTACTGCTAATATTCCTGCTGCCGCAACTGCTGGTGCCGGTGCTAGAGCATTTGTTACCGATGCTACAGTAGCTACATTTGGTTCTGCATATGTAGGTGGTGCCGCAAATGCAGTACCTGTATATTCAGATGGCACAGGATGGTTTATAGGCTAATAAAAATTAACCCAATAAAAAGCCCCAATGAAGGGGCTTTTTTATTTCATCTTCTCTAGCATATAGTTAGTGAATTTACTTTCACACATTGCCGGAATCTCAACGAATGGATCCTCAAGAAAGAACGGACAACCAGTTTTCCATTTACCATGTTTCTTAAAAAATTTGAATTCTAGCAAATCTTTTCTATCTGCAGGATTAAATTCTCTACGAGGGTTAAACGAACGGCGAAAAGTAGATAGATTCATATTCATAGTTGAAGGGCCGAAGCCCTGTAAGTTTACTCAGTTACAGCAGACAAAATATCTTCTGCGGACACTTGTTTAGATTTTTTTGCACGTGCTTTAATTGCATCAATACTTGGCTTTGTTTTAGAAGCTTTAACTTTAACTTCAGTGGTGCCTTTAGATTTATCTGCAATACTATCAGCAATAGTTGCTTGATCGCTAGCACTAGCAAACTCAGGCAGTGTTGCAATATAATTGAGAGCCTCAAGTTTAGTCATTTCAGTTGGCAACTCTACCAAATCAATACGACTTGCACCACCTTTACTGAATTGTTTAATCCGACGCACCATGTCATCAGTGAAACGGACCTTTGTATTAGTACCATGAGTAGTGATACCAGCGACTTTGAAAGTTTGATTAGCCATTTGAATTTCCTTTAAATAAAAGCTAAGTTTAAAAAATGTGCCGATACCTCAGCACTGTTATAATGATAACACAATAGCCATTTGTTGTCAACTATTGTGTTACCCATTATTTGATTTATTGAACAATATATGGACTGTTCCATTTGCCGATGTTAACATCAACATAGTAGGCAATGTTGAAGTAATCAATCATTGCATCAGATTCGTCATACCAGTCGGCCGATTTCAATGCCTTGAATGCTTCGGTTAAGAAAGCCTTAGCATCGCCATCATAATGATCCTGAAACCAGTACGGATTTACCTGATCGTAACCATTATCATTGGGTTTGAAACCGCGTTGTACTTGATAAAAGTCATTGCCACAGACTTTGTTGCTATTGCCAATAAAGTCAATAGCACCGGATTTTAGGGTCAATACAATAGTCATATGATTGCTAACTGACAAAGATCCTTTAACCTTGTACTTAGCCAAAATAGGCTTAAGTGCTTGTGTAATCTTTGCTTTGCGTTCTTGATTCATGTAAGCCATTTGTTAGTCCTTTGTTTAACTGTCTAAGATTCTATTATAGCACCAAAACCATTTATTGTCAAATTTAGGAGTTTACCGTTCTGAACGGGCTAAAAACTTCCTTACTTTTTAAGGAATCGGACACTTCATATACCCAGGTTACAGGTACTTCTAGGACAGCGGAGATAGTTGCAGGGTGTGTACCTTGCCCTAACATTTCTACAATGTCAATTTGTAAGTCACTCATTTTGCTTTCCTTATGTTTAACAATCCACCTAAAATTACTACAGCTATCCAGGACTCTAATGAGTACTTAATAGCTAGTATTGGGAATAGTACGTTTAATGACCAAATAGTCAATAACGGACCAAGTGCAACGAGGGCAATGACGATAACTATACCAACAAAATAACTCATAACACCTCCAACATGCTAGCAGGCACTCTCCAACTACGGAAGTTAGCCGGCTCATCTACAATAATAAATTTACGATTGATTTTCTTTACAACACCGGAGATTGCACCGCGCTTTGAACTAATGAATTTAACATTAGATCCAACTGTCAATGCCGATTTGTTTCGTACCACTAATTGGGCCCGGGCAAAACGAATAGCATCATTGATACTGTTCAATTCTTCATTAGTGAAGTCACCTTGCATGATAGCTGTATTAACTTGTTTAATGTTCATAAGAACTCCTTTTGACTGAATAAGACTCTATTATAGACCCAAAACCATTTATTGTCAAGTTTTTATTGTTTGATGTTTTTAATTGAATTTTCCATGTCTTCCAGATGCTTGCGATACTGGATACGGCCAAGATTGATAGTATACATCACGTAAACCAACATAGCAATACAGAATGTAATTCCAATGTAAGGTACTGCTGACACCGGAATGAGTGTAAGCAAATAAATAGTTGCGGATCCTGCGATTGCGGCGAGTGCCAATTCTTTTGCTGTCTGGGCGACGGCTTCAGTTTTCATAGACATTTTTAAGTTTCCTTTTAAAGTTTCAATACAAGTATTGTATCAGAGATCCGAATTATTGTCAAATTTTGGATGCTTTGATTTGCGAATGTACATGCTTTTTTTAGCCTGTACGACCTTAGGTTTGAACGGAGTGTCGCTAGAAAACAACACTCTATGTGCCCGATGTTTGGGCTGTTCAATAGTGAATGATAAGATTTTTCGTTTCATAATGCATATTATAGCACGGGAAACGTATTTATGTCAAATTTTGGCAGTAGTATCAGGGTTCAAGCACCCAAATACAACGACAGGGATAGTGCCGAATGGCGGGGGCAATAGTATAGTAATAGCAAACCAAGGACTGATTCCGGCATCGTTGCAACGTCTAACTGTGGTAGCAATCCATAGCCAGCATGATAGTACACTGCCTGCACAAATTACTGCAAGTGATACAATCCAACCAATTATTCCTATTACTACAATAGTAAAAGGTAAACTTAATACAAATAAGATAAAAGCTACTGAACTAGTCAGACCTAGTAAAAGCCAACTAATTAAGTATACTCCCCAGTATTCACTTCGTGATGATGTGCCAGTAAAGGCAAAGTATTTTTTATATTGTTCTAGTTTGTTTATCATATAACCATCCTTATTAATCCAACACTATCGATTGTTACAAGTAGCAAGTAGTTAGCCAACATGCCAAAAGATTTCCTAGTAAAACTAGCCCAAGCATAGAGACCACAGCCGATGATCCAAATAGGGTACAAAGTAAGTAAAGGCGGATTGGGGACTGTAAGTGCCATGGCAATCGAACACCCAATACTAATGCCCCAAGCAAGCAACTCAATGATAAACCTAAAAGGATGAGTACGGTAGTCATCTTTGATCCAATTAAAAATTCCATAAAAAATATCGTTCATATGCATATTGTAACATAATGAACGATATTATACAAGTGATTTTGGTTACTGTGTGCAGGTGCGTTCTCTATAAATTTTACCATCAAATCCTTGAGTTTCTTTCCAGTCAGTACATGTTATACTAGGCGGTACATTTTGTTGTTGGATTACAACTGGTTGTTGCTGTACGATAATCTGTTGACGACCTAATTCATAACCTATCGCTCCTACAACCACAGGGGTTACCCACCAACCCATGCCTCGATGATGACCATAATGATGACCATGATGACGAAAACCGTGTCCGTGATGTTGTGACATTACTGTTCCGGTTACAGCTAATAATGACAATGCTACTAGAATTTTTTTCATATCTATCTCCTATACTTATATAACGTATTAGGCAAGTGTTCCGTTGACTTTATGTTTGTCAATTACTTCCTGCAAGATACTCTCTATCATCTTATTTAGTGTAATATCACGTTTATGCGCTTCCATAGCTAACATATATAGTTCATGCTCATTTAAATCTAATTCAATTTCTACCCGATTATCTGTTGTCATTTCTTTTCTCCTACATGGTTAATTAATGGTTCAATATTATTTTCATAAATTTGCTTCATGGTGTTATACAATCCTTTACGTTCTTCAGGTGTCATACCTGCACACCATGATGGACTTGACGGATCTTTATCTAATCCATAATCATGGCGATATGTATAACACATATCGGTAATAATTTCTTCTTTACTTTTCATATTCTTCTATTCTATATTGACTAAAGGGATAATTTTCATGTAGCCACTCAATCATACCTTCTTCATACGGAAGAAAAACTGTACGAGCTTTGTTAGTTATATAAAGTATCATTTTAATTTAACATTCATTTTTTTTAAAATAGTTTCAGCATAAGTGCCACCACCTTGTTTGTACACATTGTTAACTTCTTTGGCACATTCACGAACAACCAATTCATAAAACTTGTCTAATTCTTTATCATAGGAACTAGACCAATCAATATTACCTTTACCCGGGCCATGTGGTTCATTAGCCCAAGTAACAAAGCCGGCCTCTTTTGCAAGGTCTTTAATCTTTTTATTCATCAATCAGCCTCCCTAATAATTTACTTATGCCGTAAACCAATCCGCATCATCTTTCAATTCTATTGATTCGTCACCGTCATATTCGTTTACTCTGAACATTGTACCTTTAGGTATCCATGCTACTTTCAATTCCCACATACCACCTTCATATATATTGGGATATTTTAGTGTAACATACGTTTTCAATTCATCAAACTTTTCTTCCTCTACCAATTGAACGATAGCAGGATCAAATAACAATTCAGGGTTATTTGGGTTCCATGTATACCATCCTGAACCATAGTCAGGACTATACAATACAGCAACCATTCCATCTCTAACTAATTTGTTCATTTTATCTCCAAGCGTTAACTAAACCAATTAAACAGGTGACTATTGCTACCACATTCACTACTAATTGTGGATTATTCTTTACACGTATTGTCCATGTCAAAAACATAATTGTACCTAACGTAAATGCTACAATATTGTAGGGATAAACACTAGGTCCAATAGAGTTACAGATATGGCCAACAATAATGAATACTGCCCCAATCCATTGTAATATATCGTTTAATTTCATTTTACTCCAAAATGTTCTGACAACCATTGTCTTGCGTGAAAACGTGCTATCAATTGATGCCCGCCTGGATCTAAAACTTGAATACATTCCTTCACAATCAATTCGGCAAACTTTTCAATAGCCTTACGGTCATAGTCATCCATTTCATCCCAGCATCCTTGTGCTGTAAGTCCTGCATGATACATCAATTTTTCAATTTGTTCGTTCATTCTTCAACTCCAAAATGTATCTTTGTATTCCAAATAGCATCACTAAGACGCAACTTAGAATCACTAGCATCAGTCATAATTGTTACGCATTCCTTCACAATCAATTCGGCGAACTTCTCCTTAAAAATTTCGTACCTCAACATACGTTGATAGTGTGTATAAGGAGCATGTTGCTCTGCCGCATAATCCTCAGCCTGTACAATAAGTTCTTTAATTCTTTCGTTCATTACTTTACTCCAAATGTGTTTAATGCTGGTTGCAATGTGTTAATTAATTCTGTTTCACGGGCATGTGCAGGACGCTTACCACGGACAACTTCCAATGTTCCAAATATAAAACGTTCAGCACCACGCTCACGCAAAGCACGACTCAGACCCCAGTTTTTGTTTTCTGTCATAGCACGTTGCATATGTTTTTGCATACGACGGCGTAGTGTCAAAAACACGTTGCCTTTGTATGAAAGTGCTGTTAAACCGATGTAGTACTCAAGTGTTACTGTATCACGGATATAGTATATCACTTGATTGCGATCTGTTCTGCGTTTGCGGACGATTTTTGAGTTCATAGATGAATTATACGCCCAAATTGATTATTTGTCAAATTTAGGCGTATAATACTTATTTCTTACGCTTGATAACTTCTAGGATCTTAGCTTCAAAATGCTCTGAATAGTGGCGCTCATCCCTTGAGTTTTCGCTGTTGGGATATTCCAAACATGTACGGAGACTATCAGCAAGTTCCAAAATCTCTTTGACTTTGGGATTAACAATGAAAGTATACTTTGACATATCGTCTTCCTTTCTTCTACTGTAAAGACAGTGTAGCATAAAGCCCATTTATTGTCAAATATTGGCAAAAATCGCTAGAAGTGTATCAGAGTGTATACCTGAGTATTCTAGCGATTTTGAAGCCCCTGAGGGGGCTAAATGAGTACTTTTGTTTCTTAAAAATGTAATACTTAAGTATTAGTGAATTACTTGACCTACACTTGTATTAAGCCACGTTTTAATTTCTTTACGTAATTCTTTTTCTGTATAACCCATTTCTCCTAAACGGGCTATTAATGAAACAAATAATCCATGACTTGCAATACCATATATATAAGTATCATCATCATTATCCAGTTCAAATTTATCTAATTGAGATAATAATACATCATTAATGAATTCTGATGCGATAATGGCACTATGTTCAAATTGCCACATTTCCGGATCGTCATCTTCTACTTCTTTAACTATTAATAGATTCTCTTTGCTCATTATTATTCTCCGAGTTATTATCTGTATTTACTATCGGTGTATATTCATAATTAATTGTTTCTATATTCTCTCTAAAAATAATAGCCCCATTACGTAAATGAAATCTCCTAGCCATATTAGTTTTAGGACTTAATGTTACAAATCTAGTAACACTTGGATATTGTTCCTGAATGCCCTTAACCGCTCTATATAATAACTCAGCACCTTTACCGGCTTTATAACTCCATATAGTATAGAATACTGCGGTTGTCGGTACTTGTGTAGTGTTATCTAAATCTTTTACATTTTCTGGAATAAAATCATGGAAACTAACACATACCATAGCGTCCGGATTATCTTGTGATTCATCGGTTAATGCGGCAACTAATCTCCCATTACTAACTCTAAAATCGGCTGAAATTTCAGGTCTTACTGGGTCGTCTTTAATAAATTCTAATAGTTTGTGTGTGATATCTTTGATAAAGTGTAGCATTTTAGCCTCAGAGTTGTGTTATTCGTATTTAGCATAAATTCAAAATATGCTATTATTTAGCGACTTTTTTTAACCACTAAATATTATCATGAAAAATGTTATTGAATGGAATGTTGGATTAAATGGGTTCAAGAAATGTACACTAGAATTAGGAGAAAATTCTCATAAATTTACCACAGAATTATTAGATGTTCCATTTGAATATGGTCGTGATATTACGGACATATTTAATGACCATTTATCAAATAGACAGACCAAATATGTAGAGGTATTATATAGTGGTGGATTAGATAGTGAATTAGTATTGTTATCCTGTATTAAAAACAGTATACCAGTGATAGCAATGACATTAGTTATTAAAATAGAAGGGTTAATCATTAATACACATGATTTATATTATGCTGAGAAGTTTTGTAGAGAACATAATATAATTCATAAACTTGTTGAATTAGATGCCGATAACTTTTTTCAGAATGGTAAACATTTACCTTATTTGACACCTTATTATATCACAGAACCTCATGTAGCAACACATTTATGGTTAATTGAACAATGTAATTATTTCCCTATTATGGGCGGTGATTGGCCTTGGGTACAAATCAATAAAGAAAATAAAGTATTATCACCTAGTAGACTAGAGTTTTCTAGTTATGAAAGATTTATGACTGATAAAGGTATACACGGAATTGGAAATATGGTTGGGTATAGTTTGGAATCTAGTTGTAAACTAATACAAATACATTTGAACAATCATACAGTTAATGAATCATCCGTATCTAATTTCAAATCAAGGATGTACCAAACTATGTACTCTGAATTAGAACCTAGATTAAGAAGTTATGGATGGGAACATAATAAAACTAATTCATTTAATCTAATAAAGTATAAAATAGAGTTAATTAAACAATTAAAACCTACTATCCCACTTATTAAATGGAATAACACCATTAAAACACTATTAAACACACCTGTAACAGAAAATGACAAATTCAACTAAATTTGATACACATGAATCTTTTTATCATGGATTAATTAAAAGCAAAATATGGTTATGTGAGGAACTAGAAACAGCTATATACCGTGAATGTATTAGCAAACCCTCATTACATATTCTTGGATGTTGGGATAATCTATTAGCATTCATGCTACTTACACGTAAACCTACATTCTATTATGAAGTTCATGGTTATGATATAAATCCAGAAGCAATAAGTAATGCCAATAAAGTATGTGACATGTGGAAATATGAATCTCCTAAAGTTTATAATCATGTACAGGATGTGAATAACTATGATTATAGTACATGTGTAAACAGTATCTTTATCAATTGTAGTATAGACCAAATGGATAGCAATAATTGGTATAATTCAGTACCAAAAAGTAGTTTAGTATGTGTTCAAACTACTAATATGAAAGATCCAGACTTTCCGTGGTTTATTAAACAAACAACAAATAGTTTGGATGAATTAGTTGAACGGTTTAATCTGAGTAATTTGATATATTCCGGTGTGACAAACATACAATATGAAACTAATGGTTATAAACGCTATATGATTATAGGACGTAAATGATTAGTAAAGAATAAATACATATATGGATGATTATAAGCATTTTTCACAATTATGCGAAAGCATAGTTTCAGAAGTCAGTACCGCAATGGCACAATTTACTGGACCGGGCGCACAGGAAGTATTAAAACAACTACATTCTAAAGAAGCTTTGGGACATGATGTTGAACCTGAACCTGCAGTCAGACCTAAATGGACTGATCTCAAAGATAGTCCTGGCACATGGTTGTTAATAGCAGGTAATAAAGGATTTGGTGCAGTAAGATTTATGGTATCTGATACTTATGGTAGAAGGGCATCAAAGTCTGGTTCGTATCAAATATTTACTAGTAATGGTAGACCTGATCCGGATGAAGGCAATATGGTATATTCTACCTTTGCAGACAATGTTACTGATGCTAATGGTTTGTTAAAAAGTATTATAGGTGATGCTAGAAAATTTTACTTTGTAGATAGTGAGTACTCTAAACAATTAAATCAAACTCGTGGTGAAAATAAACCTATATCAGACTTTAACTCTGTTAATGTAACCACCTTGACCAAACGATTTAAACCACTTTTTAGAAAAATATTAGTTGCTTCTAAAGCTGATATTAATGGTGTTATTGCTAGTATGGCAAAAAATGATGCTCATCACAAAGTAGATAAAAAAATTGACCAAGTAAAATTAATTGACCAGGCAATCCAGGGTTTAGATAACAATGAGATAAGTGACGTCCTTGGCAATGCAGTTAGTGCTAGCGTAATATTAACAGCAAGATATTACTATCCGCAACTTACTGGTAATGTAACTAGTGGTTATAGATATCGTGATAATGGTTTAATGGCAGAAAGAAATGACGGTGTGATAAAGGTATTAGCAGATATATCTAACGGAGATAGAGAGAAATTAAGTGCTGTTCTCGCATATCTAAAAAGGAGTTTAGTATAATGAGAGCAATACACTTTTTAGCAGAAGCTGATATCAGCACTAATATAATGAAAGATCCTAAGCTAGCAAAAATGTTAGCTATAGCTGTCAGACATGATAGAACATTCCCAAAAAATGAAATAGCAGATATGGGTCCAAGACCTACTGTTGCTGATTATGTTCAAGCTTGGAGTAAATTAGTTAATCAAACACTAGCTAAGAATGACTACGGTGATCTAAGTAAAGAAGGTAAGTTTGATAATTGGTTATTAAAACTATATAATAATCACGCAATAGATTATGAAGATTTGAATGGTGAAGGTGGTGACGCATTGGGTGCATGGCAAGCATTAAGCACACGTGGTTTATTAAAGAAGCCAGACCAAGACTTTAATAAGTTTTCTAGTATACGGTCATTACAACAGGCAATGGAAAAAGACGAGTATCGTAATACTCTAAGAAGAATCAAAGATGCTGAAGCATTAGAAAAACATAAACGCACTAGAAAAGAAATAGTACTATTAGATAATGACAGATTTCATGTTATAATGCCATTAAACTATGGTGCTTGTTATACATTTAATAATCAAACAGGACACATGAGTAATTTCTGTACCGGTGGTTCTAGTGGATTGAATTGGTTTAATAATTATGCTCCTGATGGTCCTATCATTAGTATAATTGATAAACAAAATGTTGATAATAAGAACGGTAAGTGGCAACTACATGCGCCTACTAGTCAACTTGTAAATAGTACGCAGGATCAAAGATATAACAGAACTGGAGCCGATCTTGAGTTTTCTAAAAGATTCCCTGGTTTAATGAAAGAAATTGTTAGAGCTATGCTTACAAAAGCAGGTGAAGTAAAAACCGGCAGTAAAGAAATTAGTCCACCTGATGGATATGATGTTAGAGAAGCGGCTAAACAAATAGTAGCAAAATTTCCTCAAAGTTATAAATCAGTACCAGGTGCGCCGGGCAAAGAAGAAGTGCCTGATAATGTTTTTGTAAATCAACCAGCAGAACCGGAACCAACTCAGGCAACGCAACCTACTGAGCCTGAAGGTCCACGTATAAGTGATTGGAGAATCTATAATGCAGGAAGACAGGTTGCTACAGCAGTAAATAAAACACAACAGCAAGCTATGCAAGAACTAGAAAAATATGCTGTAAAGAATAGAATACCTAGAGGTCGTATGTATATGAGTGATTATTCTAACAATCAAATAGTCAGATGATAGCCAAAAAAATAGACCCCGAAGGGTCTATTTTACATTGCAGGTCCATTCCCGTTCTTGAATCCTACACTACCACCTTCTGCTTCAATACGTTTGATAACATCCTCAAACAGTATAGGTCTATAGTCTGTATGCTCAACACAAACACAATGATAACGAACATCAATATAATGTCTAGTACCACGTTGGTGAAACTCATGTAATGTTTCAACATGTTTCATTACACGATTAGCATGTAAGTGACCGTGAATGTTAGTGCCAAATCGACCCAATGATTCAGTATGAATTGGTATATGACTTAATATCATACCGTTCATAACATGATACGCACGTAGTTCACGGAAGTACTGTCTATATTCATCATCACGGAAGATATCGTGGTTACCACGAATCAATACTTTATCACCGTTTAAACGACCCATAATCTTTAATGCTTTTCTATTGATAACAACATCACCACAATGATATACTTTATCATTAGGTCGTACTGTTTCATTCCAACGCTTAACCATTTCTTCATCCATTTCATCTGGGTCAGTCCATGGTCGAAGTTTTGTAACACCGTCGTTACGTGTAAAATGACATACTCCGGCATGCCCGAAGTGTGTATCCGATACTAAAAATACTGCGGGCATATAATTCCTTTATTTGGCATCCCCGGACCGAATTGAACGGCCAACCTTTGAGTTTGGAGCTCACTGCTCTGCCTAATTGAGCTACGGAGACATATTACTTTTGTTTTCTAGGCATACCACCTTTTTTCCAGCCTAGATTTTCATATTCTAAGAGTTCGTTTTTATCTATGCGTTTGGCACAATTACCGTTATTAACCAGTATTTTACCTAAATTTGCTTCAGCTACTTTAGTATTATGTGCATCAGACCTAGACATTTTAGCGATTGTCTGCATATGAAGGCGATGTGCTTCAGGATCCTTTTTAGACCAATTATTATCAGAAAGTTTTTTCCTAGTTTTGTCAGTAATTTTTTGTTTCAATGATGCCTGTCTTTGTTTTTCTTTAGTGGCATCGGTGTGCTTTAATCCAGTAAAGGCTCCCACGATACCTGGATTTCCACCACTGCCTCCTATTTTTAAATTATATGATAGAGGATCATTTATTAAATTTTCAGTAACAATTTGTCTTTCTAAATCAAACATTTCAATCTTTGAATTTGCAAAATGCAATATTTCCACTTTAAAATTCTCATGCCCATATTTTTTTATGGCATGTTTTAAATGTTTGCCGGATCCTAAATAACCATCATTAATATTTGCAGTTTGATGACAACCCACATAATATTTATTATTGATTAAATTTGTAGTTCTATATATTATATAATGCATAATCTATTTATGCATTTAACAAAAAACCGGTATGCTGCCATTACACTAGGGAGATTTTGTTTATAAATTTTTTCTAATACGTTTGAGATATTCTCGTCCAACAAGTCCTTGCTCAATTTCTTCTAATGCAGTTACCATTGGTCCTGATTTAGTATTGAGGGTAGAACGATGACCACGCTTTAATTCTCTTACTCTTTGTGATGCTATAAGAACTAAATCAAAACGATTACCAACCATGTTTGCGGCTTCTTCACTTGTATATCTTGCTCTGCTTTGTGACATATTTTTCCTTTATCTTGTTACTTTTCTAATTAATTTATACCAATAGTATTTGAAACCACGGAACACTATGATATCAAAAGTAATTACAGGAGTAACTTCTTTTACAATGTGTCCGTATGCTCTATTGATTACATCTTCACTTTTGCTCATACTTACTCCTTTATTTGGTGGGTCGTGACAGGCTCGAACTGCCGACATTCTGCGTGTAAGGCAGACACTCTACCAACTGAGTTAACGACCCGATTTTTAACCACCTTGGTTACTATCTTTAACTTCTGATTGACTAGCAATTTTTTCAAATGCTTCATCTTCATTCTTTTGATCCTCAATTATTCTTGGATCAGGCTTACGAAAGATATTATCCCAGTTGTTATTAAACGTTTTTAAATCAACACTATAGGGTCTTGGTAAGCTACCTTTACTCATTTACTATTATCCTTACGAGAACTTGTACGTGAATTGCTTTTTTCAATCTCAACATAACTACGAATAAAATCCCCACGTACATGTGCATCACGAATTAGTGTTGCCGCACGTTTAACTGCTTTAGGGATTTTAACTGCCCTTGAATCATAACCTCTACATGTCATACTATTTCCTTTTTAAAAATTATTGGTCGGAATACAAGGATTCGAACCTTGGACCTCTTGCTCCCAAAGCAAGCGCACTACCAGGCTGTGCTACACTCCGAATTAACTTGGTATTATATGCGGTATATATGGAACATTACGTGGACCATGTCGTTGTTCAAGTAGTTTTTTAGCTTCTTGCACATTTGGTGCGTACACTTTGTCCTTCTTATCACCTTCCGGTGTTCTTACTGTTGCTTCATACATTGGCATATAATTCTCCTATTTGGATGCGGGGGACGGATTCGCACCGCCGATCTTCAGGTTATGAGCCTGATGAGTTACTACTTCTCCACCCCGCGGTAATTAGTGAGACTGCTACTACACCACATAGCCCAATCTCTGAGTTGTTACACTGTCCATAACATTTATTCTTTTGGAAAGGTGTTATACCTCACCTAATGCGTTCCCGCCACTCCTTCACAGAGTACAGATGGTCAATGCACTACATACCTAGCACTTTCTTTGGTGACTGCCCCACCCACTTTATAACGTTAAAGTGTAAACGGGTTTCTTGGTGGAGGAGACAGGGATCGAACCTGCGACCTACTGGTTGCAAACCAGTCGCTCTCCCAACTGAGCTACACCCCCTAAATATTTTGGTGCCCTAGGTCGGACTCGAACCGACACATATTTCTACGCCAGAACCTAAATCTGGTGCGTCTACCAATTTCGCCACCAGGGCATTTAACTATTATATTAGAAAACTATTTATCTGTCTAGTACTTTTGGGTAGCTAAATAAATTTATGCTACAAAAGAAAGAACGTATACCTCTTAACCTACGCAGTAGAGTTATTGAAAGGGACGGTAAATGGTGTGTCTATTGTGATGAAGACTTGTCCGATAAAGAAATACACATGGATCATGTTATTGCTGAATCTAAAGGTGGAGAAACCACATACAACAATCTTCAAGTAACTTGTAGAAAATGTAATCTTGCTAAAGGTGTATTAACTGAATCAGAATTTGTTGACCAGTTAAGAACCAGAGCAATGAACATTTTAAATAGAATTGGAGCGGGATAGCGGATTCGAACCGCTGACGAACAGCTTGGAAGGCTGACACTCTACCCCTGAGTTAATCCCGCAAATTTGGAGCACAGAGTGAGATTTGAACTCACGGTTTTACGGATTTGCAATCCGTCGCATTTGACCACTCTGCCACCTGTGCATATAAATACATTATGAAATATTATTCACCTATCTATTTAGAAAATATTAAAATCATTCAAGAAAAGATTTTTGATGTATTTCCTAAAACTGAATTATCAAGTAAAGAAAACTTATTCTATATACCTGATAATCTAAAATTATTTTTTGATATACCAGAATTAAAATCTGAATTAGATAATATGAACTGGTCACAATATGTTCATTCGTTTGGTTTTTATGTAATTAACAAAACATACGGCACACCTATACATATTGATAGTGGTAATAGTCTTTATAGTTTTAATATACCAATACTAAATTGTAAAAATACTTTTGTTAATTTTTACAAAACAGATAAAGAACCTGTAAAGAAATCATATGTTACATATAACAAGATTATAGACTATTATAGTTTTAATCCTACCGAATGTGTATTACAAGATAAATTAGAAATGACCACTCCACATGTCATAAAAGTCAAAGAGGTACATAATGTAACTAACATTAACGATTTACCACGCATTACATTATTAATCAGATTAAAAAAAGAAATTAACTTGGATTACTTATTTCAATGAAATATATAGAATACTTAGATTTACCACCAGTACCCGAAAACTTAATTGAATCAATTACGGATATCATTAATAAGCCACCTAAAGCTTATAGTACAGTACCGGCTGAATATAACTTTTTCAAAACTAGAAATGTTAATGATGATTTAGCAGAATGGTTACAATCTATAGTTGAATACAAAATATATCCACAATATCAATTAATATATAACGGTTTACCTATACATATAGATAACGGTAACAGAATTAATGCCTATAACTATTTGTTAGATACAGGAGGAAAAAATGTTAAAACGGTTGTGTATAATGAAAACTACAAACCATTACAAATTGAACAGCTTGAGCTAAAAAGATGGCACCGTATTAATACGGGCATGTTACACGGTGTTCATGGAATTGAACCTGATAAAGTTAGAGTTGCTATTAGCATAACATAATCATTTATTTGTGCATAAAGCATATTGAAACACACTAACTACCTTGGTATGTACTAAAGTTCAATGAACCGCTACGACCCAATCTTTAATGTATTTCAATATGCTCTGCATCCCCCGGCGGTAATTATAGTACAGAAAGATATGACGCTATCATACCCCTCACTCGTACCTTCCACCCGCTTCCCGACAGGGACCGTTCTCGCATTGCTAGCGGCCTTTGGGTTTAAAGACTACCACCCGTAGTTGTCACACTACTTCTCATCGTGCGGGTCACACTATCCGAAGACACTCGGAACGTTCTTTTATAAATACAGTATGGAACTACAAAACTGTATTGATGTTGTTGAAAAGTTGTTGCGTCAAAACAACCGTAAATATAAAGATAGCCACGAACAATTATTATATGAACGAGGCTACCTTACTGGTTTACTAGCTAGGATGATGAGTGATGACCCTCACATTTTACATCAAGTCATAAACAAAGCAAACCATCGCTAATTGGTGGAGACGGTGAGATTCGAACTCACGGTACATATTACTACATACGACAGGTTAGCAACCTGCTGCCTTAGGCCACTCGGCCACGTCTCCTATGTTTGGTGCCTCCACCTGGACTCGAACCAGGAACCTAGCGATTATGAGTCGCTTGCAACTAACCAATTGTGCTATAGAGGCAATAATCAAATACTCAACTCAAATTTATTTCGTTGAATATTTATTATATCTTGTTTTTGAACTACTAACAACTGTTCTGGGAATTGTACCCACTTTGCGGTGTCTCGTTCAGTCTTATATCCTTTGACTTCTACATACACTTTTTTTTCAGGCAAATAGAAATCAGGGAAATATGTTCTGGAGCCATTCCATTCATACGGAAATCCTTTTGTATTCCTAATACAAGGAATATTATTAGCGAGACACCATTTATAAAAATTAAGTTCCCAATTTCCTTGAAATTTAATTCCATTAAAAATAATTTGCTTTACTCTTCCCCTATTAGAAGATGAGTATGCTTCTGGATTATTTTCAACTGCTTGTTTCATACTTGATGACAGTTTATTTTTAGATTCGTCAGACCAAACTCTATTACGATTTGAATTACGAATAATATCTCTGCCTGTTTCCGTCATAGGAGTAGCAGTGCCTTTAATAAACTGATTACTACCTTGTTTCCCTAACATCCCCATTGATGCTTTTTTAACTTTAGCATCAGGATTAGATTTACAATACAGTTCGTGTTGAGCCTTACTGTTGGGTGATTTTTCATCACGGTTACAAAAATTACATTTTAACATAAATGTATTTAGTCCTAAAGTTCATTGCTCTAACCTTCTATTTTGGTGCGAGTGCCCGGAATCGAACCGGGATGCCGTTAAGCGAGAGATTTTAAGTCTCTTGTGTCTACCTATTTCACCACACTCGCATTATTGTTATCATTATATATCATACAATGATTGTAGTCAAATAATTTGGTCAACTAACTTGGCGGTCCCAGCGGGTAACGATCCCGCTCCTCATGCGTGACAGGCATGTATGCGTCCATGAACACTTTGAGACCTAACACTGAATAGGACACCCCTTTGGCCTAGGTCGTTTAAGAGTACGCCTGCCCAGCGACTCTCCTATATTCTTGGTGGAGATTACTGGGATCGAACCAGTCGTGCTATAAAGCGGCGGATTTACAATCCACTGCATCACCATTGATGCTTCATCTCCAAGATGAGTTACGGTTGCAAGACCTAGTGTCTCATTACTGAGAGAAGTGTCAGGGCGATGTAACTCAAAAAATTAGTATAAGCTACTGGGTTCCACGCCAGCCCTTAATTGAGCGGTTACTCTGTCCATCTCTTTTATTCTAACGTCTGTGTGCAGAGAGATACTGCCTATCAGATTCAGAGGATTTCCCTCGCTAACGGTCTTCTGCCACCGGAACTCTATCGCTATTCAAACGCTATTTTAACGAAAATAGTAACGGGATTCTTTGGAAGAGCATAGGAGAATCGAACTCCTCTTCTTAGGATGAAAACCTAATGTCCTAACCGATAGACGAATGCTCCATGTTATTAGTTTTGCTGACGCACTATTTGCTATGCTCAACGGAATTGCCAGCTGGACGTACCGTTTATATACATAGTTAGTTAGAGTTGACGTTTACTCAGGCGCTTACATCAGCAAAACTAATAACACACTATATGAAAACACACTATGGGAACTACACTTCTAATATAAGACCGTCTCTTATATTTTTAGTTTTGTCATTACTTCCTACATACTCCGTCGCTTCTCCAGAGCCTAAGCCCCTATTTCATGTACTTAGCTTGAGCGTGGGCGGCCCCACAGTCCTCGCCTTAAGTACCTAACGGTGTAGGTAACCCTTAATATGTTTACATATAGTCCCTGTAACTTAAACAGGGCTATATGATAACTTAACTTTTTAAAGAACTCTTTGCAACTGACTCTATCGTTTGTTGCTATGTGTCTATTATAACACCGTTTTGATTAATTGTCAAATTCTTTTTTGTGTCTCTGTTTCCAAGAACTTCTTCAATCAATCTATACATAGAGTATAGCACTATTTGGATTTATTGTCAAACTATTAGTTGTTGTAAATAAACAACATTTGGTCCGGGGTACAGGAATCGAACCTGTATTGACTGCTTAGAAGGCAGCTGTATTATCCATTATACTAACCCCAGATAAATTTTCAACTTGTCTCTATTGAAGTAGAATTTTGATTTATTGTCAACCTATTACTAAATATCTCTATGATATCATTGTTAAACTTACCCAAACCATCTAATGCGGTGTTAGATATGGTCACTCATAACATCAATACATTACAAATAAACAACTCCTCAAAAAAATATTTTGATGGTTCTCAACACAATAAAATGAACTGTATTGCAGGTCAAACCTTTGTATGCGATATTCCTATATATTTACAACTTTTTAAAGAGTTTAAATTTTATATTACTGATAGATTTCAAGCTAGTATTGGCATATTTAAAAATGTTGATACTAGTAAACTATCGTACTTGCCACCGCATATTGATAATGTACGAACACTAAGTTTAAATTATGTTATTAGTGAAGGAGGAAAAAATGTATTGACTACTATGTACAAAACTACTGCACAAAACGTAACTAAAAGTGCTATTCAAATGGAACTATATGACAATTTAGAAATAGATGTTGCAGTAAAAACAGTTGCTAATAACTGGTATGCAATAGATATTCAAAACTATCATAGTGTTGACCATATTGAAAATCAACGTGTTATTCTAACGTTAAGTTTTAATCATATAAACTATGATTATTTTACAAGCAAATATGAACATTTGCTTGTAAAAGATTGGCTCCCCAGGATGGGATCGAACCACCGACACCCTGATTAACAGTCAGGTGCAACTGCCGCTGTGCTACTGGGGAATAAATTTGGGGCAGGGTTCAAACCTACCGCGTTACATACCGTTATCGTTGTAACTCTGCACTATGTTATAGCCATTGTGTGCCTGCGTTTTCTTGGTGCCCCAGGTTAGAATCGAACTAACTACCTACCGCTTACAAGGCGGGTGCTCTACCAGTGAGCTACAAGGGCATTGTTTATTTAATAGTATTATACACTAGCTTAATAATATTCTACTATGTTTTGGAACACCTGCTAACAAATATTCCATTTGGTCAGCAAGAATTGTTCTATGTTGTAGAATCATATTCTCGTAGTGATTAGGTACATAAGGTGTATATAGTAATTCCATACGCACTTCTTTCAAACTCTTATGTCCTTTTTTGCTGTTACAATCTTTACATGCTGTAACAACATTCATCCAAGTGTTTTCACCGCCCTTACTTCTAGGGACAATGTGGTCACGACTTAATAGATGATAGTTAGGAAAGTGTTCGCCGCAATAAGCACATACATGTCTATCACGACCAAACAATGTTTTATTAGTTAGTGCTACACATGAGTGTTTGTATGGATTAAATCCGTGACCTTTGATAGCAATGATACTACTAGCTTCTAAGTAACTTAGTGTACCGTCATTTTGTATGCCACCACGATATCTAGCCACAATATTACCCATTGACCATGCTATGGCATCTTTTGCTTTATAGGTAATTGCGTCATCATTTGAGATCCATTGCCGGGGAACTCCCGAGATATCTAGTGCTAATACTGACACGACAAACTCCTTAAAAAAAAGATAAATAAGTATATCACAAAGGGTACACTATGTCTATTTACACAGGTAACAATTATAGAAAAATTTATGAGTCACACTTTGGTCCCATACCAAAAGACGACCAGGAAAGATCATATGAAATACATCACATTGATGGTAATCGCAAAAATAATGACCCTTCAAATCTACAGTGCCTCGCTATTCAAGAGCATTATAACATACATTTTAATCAATCAGATTGGGGCGCATGTTATTTAATTGCTAGAAAAATGAAACTGTCGCCAGAAGAATTGTCAACCTTATCTAAAAAAGTTAATCAACAAAGAATACAAACAGGCGAACATCAATTCTGTGGGGATAAGAACCCGCAAAAACAAGAATATAATCGTATTAAATCATCTAAGAAGATGAAAGCACAATATGAAACAGTTTGGAAAAATAATCCTGAAAACAAAAAAATGCGCTCAGTGTGGGGCAAAAAAGGTTCTGAATTTATGAAGTCTGCTGAAGGTAGATTACTGGCTTCTAGCAAAACACAATCAAAAAATCCAAATTACGACCATACGATTCTCACATTTGAACACACTGAAACAAATACACAATTCACAGGAACTATGTACGACTTTAGAACAAAATTCATGTTACGACAGTCATCAGTGAGTATGGTTGTTGCCGGTAAGCGACAAACAGTTTCTGGTTGGAAACTTGTCATCTGACTGTCTACATTTATTTAATGCCAAGTGGCGGGTCCTGTAGGAATTGAACCCACATCCCGAAGTTCGAAGCATCGTATTCTATCCATTGAACTAAGGACCCGATAAAGGTGGGAGCCTAACTATCTTATTGTTAGTAAGCCTCGTTAGATTGTCTCGTATAGGCAAGTTTACACACCCGTCAATCATACTATAGTGTCATCACAGTTAACCCCACTGTGACTAGATTGACAGGGACTCAAACCTATCGTCTATCCCATAACTGGCAGAGGGTACAAGAATCGAACTTGTGATCTCGGAATCAAAATCCGATGTTATGCCATTTAACTAACCCCCAATAATCTTGCTAAATAATTGATGTTTAATATTACAAAAACCCCAATCTTAATTATTTCATCACCTAGAACAGGAAGTTCAGTGTTAGGTTCATATCTACAAACTTTGTGTGACGTGCCTTACTTTAAAGAACCTGATTACACCGGCGGCAAAGAAATGACTGACTTTTATGATTATTTCTCTCAGTCAAAAAACTTTATTCTTAAATTCCATTATATCCATTTAAATAGATACAGAAGCGATATATCCAATTATCTTATTGAAAATTCTTATAAAATAAGAATTAGAAGAAAAAATATTGTTGAACAAATTGCAAGTTTTTACATTGCGACTGAAAGAGATTTTAAGTGGCATTTTAGAAACACCGATCAACTAAATTTAGTTGACACTCTTAACATTGATATAGCAAAAATTAAACAAAATATTTTATATATTAAATACGCAAATTATAGATTAAACTCAGCACCTATTAAGTTTGATTTAGACTTATATTACGAAGACTTACCCAAAATAAATGATGTAAATTATTATATTGTTCCTAAACCTTCTAACTATAATGAGTTGTTATCTACGATAACAGAATTGGTACCGCCACCTGGATTTGAACCAGAGACCTACGCCTTATCAAGGCGGTGCTCTACCACTGAGCTATAGCGGTGAATTGGTGGATGTAAGTAGATTTGAACTACTAACCTATTCCGTATGAAGGAATTGCACTACCCTTGTGCTATACATCCATGGGGTGCTTGATGGGATTTGAACCCACGCATATCGGAATCACAATCCGAGGTCTTAACCGCTTGACGACAAGCACCGTATATTGGTAGAAACGGTGAGATTCGAACTCACGGGACCATTGCTGATCCGTCTGATTTCAAGTCAGGTGCATTAAACCGGGCTCTGCCACGTTTCCTTTTATTATGGTAGGACCAGGGCGGTTCGAACGCCCGACCAACGGATTAAAAGTCCGCTGCTCTACCGACTGAGCTATGGTCCCATATATTGGTGCGACCGGAAGGACTTGAACCTCCGACTCCCTATTTCGTAGACAGGTACTCTAATCCACTGAGTTACGGTCGCATTCTAAAACACACATAGTACACTCTAGTCATCAAAGTTGCCCTCTTGGCCTTATTTTCCACTATGTATGCTTTAGAATGCCGTGTATCTCTACACGACATGATAGGGTCAATACCCTACCCAGTAGTCTTACTAACATGTTGTCTCCATGCTTTCATATATACTGTCCGCCCATTCTATACATTTTGCGCTGTATTACGGCTCTCGTTGCCTATTCACGCTGTCATCAATCAGTGTAAGTCAGTTGGTTAACTTTCTTAGTAGCCTCATGATGGACTCTAGCACGTTCAAGTTTATTTTCTATCAACTGTGCTACTTGTTCCTTAGTCAAAACATGATTGCTAAACCAATCTTGTTTGTTTTCAGAAGTTTTGTATTGTATCTGTTCATCCATTTATTGTCAAATCCTCTCTGTAAAAGCAAAAACCCCTGAGACTTTTTAGTTCCCAGGGGTTAGATAAATGTAGTTATGATGTTAACTTGTTACCTAGTCCCCGGGCCATGTTCTTGTGAATCATTATTGCCGCGAATACTTGTTGGATATGCTGGTACAAAGGATACACTGGCTAATGACAGCCACTGTCCGGTATGTTTCAACATGTTACAAGTTTTATTCATCATAGTCTTTTATTTAGTCCTGGTTTTAAATTAGTGTAAACAACGGATGTTTTTTACACCTTTTCTCAATTCATGCTGAAGTATAGCACGGTTTTGAATTAATGTCAAACTTTCGTTCGCCCATTTTTGCAATTATTTTTTAATACTTATTGTTAAATTTGTCTGTGGGCAAGCTTTTTTGCAATATAGGTTTTTATTATGTATCTTAAATTATTATGAACTTTACCTTCATCGTCTATTACAACCACTGGTTCTTCCCTCATTTCTGTTATAGGATTTTTATTATCATACAAGCCTTTTATTGATTCATTAAATTTAGTTTGAAGTTCACTTGCTAATTTAGAAGCTGATGAGTTTGACATATGTTCTGTTTTCCACTGCAAATTTTTGTATAAAATTTTGTTAGTAATTGTATATCCATATTTTTCTGGATTGGATGCAAACTTACTAGAGAACATTCTACCTTCTGAATTACGAATTCCCAAAGAACCAACTTTTACATGTTGAGTAAGCGTAGGATTATCAATGAACCATTGAACTGTATCTCTTGCAGTTTCTTCAGTGTCATGGGGTAGGCCTAATATTAAATTAATTTGAAATTTATTATCGGGAAATCGTTCTCTTAATTGTAATAAAAATGATTTTAATTTGTTGGGATCAGCTCCTTTACCAACAGCCTTACCACTATCTCGGTTGAAAGTTTCAACACCAAATGTCATTGACCTCCAACCTATTTCAGAAATTAAATCAACTTGTTCAGTTTTGGATGCAAGCAAATCTAATCTACAATATGCCCAAAATTGAAAATCAATGTTAGTTTCTTCTCTAATTTCTTTAATCATTTGCATTTTTTCAATGCTATCGTTAAATGTATCGTCTACAAAAATAAATCTAGTAGATCCATACTGGGTGTACCTATCTACTATATCTCTTTTAATACTTTCTTTATCACGAATGTAGGTTCCTAGTTTTTTACCCAGATGGGCAAATTCACAAAAAGCACAATGAAAAATGCAACCTCTACCTATCTCTATAGGAAATACTTCATTGTCACTTATAAAATCAGTATAATCATAGTTTGTTTCTAGATCGGACAAATCAGTTATCGGGTAATCACGATCACTGTTTACCACTTGCATTCCGTTATATGATTCACTAATCAAAGTACCGTTGTTAACCAGATAATTATGTATTGCAATTACAGAGACATCGGAATATCCCATACATACAATATCAAAATCACTTGTCATGTGTCTAACTAGTTCTGCGTTAGGACCGCCCAATACAAGTTTTTTCTTTCTACTTTTTATATATGAAATTAATTTGTTTTCTCCTTCTACAGAAAAACGAGTGAATAATCCTGAACCTTCTATATTTCGTTGTGTTAGATAACTTTGTACACTAAATCCGGGTTGATAGAACTTAGTACTGAATCCAAACCATTCAATGTTTTCAATACTATCTAGATATTTAAACAATATATCTAGATCCCAGTGTGATAGGTAATCTATCACTTCTACCTCTAAACCCTGTCTGCGTAATACTGTGGCGATCCTATAAATCCCAATGGATCTGTTAGGCACGTTAGGACTTTCATTGAATAATATAATCATTTTTTTATTTGTTGTAGTTAAGAATATGTTCCTAAATAATGCCATTTTGTAGCAGTAGGTAAAAACTCTCCATTTTCCATAATACTAGGGATAGAACGGTCTAACATGTTATCGTATGATTTCCAATAATATCTCCATTTTGCCTTTAGATCAGCAAGCTCAGGTAACGTTTCAATTATTACATCACCCGGTCGCATATCGCTTTTTATACCCCATGAAGGTTTTTCTACTTGAAACTTATTTTTATCCCATGTTGAGTACAATACTGTACCTGTCAGGTCACAAAATTTTTGCCACTTGGCATGTCCAACTGTATGACCTTGACCAGGCATCTTTTGAATTACATATCTTAAATCTTTGTTAATGTCAAAAAATTTAAAAGTTTTGTATGCCATTTCCCATGCTAACTCTGGCATGTCAGGTGACCAATAAAAATACTCAGTACCATTAGGATTGTGAATTGTAGGACTTGATATAACCATTGGCTTATCTTTAAGATTCATATAGACTTTATCGCCGGATTCTGTTCCTAACGATATTAGTCTAGGTTTATCGATTCCCCACATTAGAGCTACACTTTTTCCTTTATCTAACATCTCTCGTTCACCTGGATCCACCGCAAAGTTAGCAGACCTAAGCATACTACCTAAAAAGTAACCACCCCTAGGATCTATAAACGAATCTTCTTTTAAAGAATTCATAGCAGATTCATCTAACCAATCTAATAATACTATTTTAGTATACGGATGATTTGTTGATACCCATTCAAGCATTGGTTTTATTGTAAAATCCCATTCGCTGTATCGGTTTAATTGTGAAGTATCGTTTTGATTTGGTTTATGAATATTATTATTTAACGCACTAAAAGGTAGTCTGACTGTTATTTGATCTAACTTAATGTTATTGTTAAGGTAAGTCATCAAAATGTTATGACTATCTGAACCACCACTGTAGTTTAGTATAAGATAGTCATACGCATCTCTTAGTTGTAACGCTCGTTGCTTATAGAAAAAATCTAGAGGAAATTTTCCTAAATGTTCTCTGTTTACCTTTTCAAAGATATCCTCATGATAAAACCAATATATTGGTTGTTTATTTTTTGAGGCTGCAATGTGCGCTAACATACAGCTATAATGTTTTTCTTCTCCTACTAAGTAATATCCATATTTGGTAAACATATTAGAGCAAAGATTCTAAAAACATTAATTCTCGTAGGAACTCTTTTTGACCAAACATTGCATCAGAACTATTTAAGTAAACCTCATTAAATTTTGATTTGTGAGTTTGTATGAACTCTTTAGATATGTCAGTATAAAAATTTATTACATGAGGTGGTGTTCCTTTTGGAACTACGATCCCTATTAATGCACCAAAATCTTTACCCAATGGATTAATTTTTGAGCTGAACTCAGGTACATTAGTTCCTGAAGCAGTAGTTGCAATTGCTACCATTTTTCCTTGTTGAATATAAGTACCAGTTGAAGCCTGTGTTGATATTGCATAGTCAATTATGCCACCTAATAAGTCTCTTGTCACATCACTATTGTTTTTGTAGGGTACAACCACTACATCATGATTTAAGGTTTTTGCAAGAGTTTTAGCTAAAATTTCTTGTGTCTCGGTTGAATATGCAATACTAATCTTCTTTCTAGGTAAAGCTATTAATTGATTGATGGTTTTAACCGAGTTATCAGACCGTGTAACTAAGAACGAAGGTACTTTACCAACTATAGTGATAAGTTCAAAATCTTTATATGAATGCTTTTTTGACATATATGCGGCCTCATCAGGGTGAACCATCATTCCTAGACCCAATGTCATTAGTAATGAATATCCATTGGGTTGTTGTTGACTTAAATGTGCTGTTGCTATTTGTCCTTTAGCCCCTTGTTTAACATCAACAAATGCAGTTATACCTTTTGATGATAAAAATCTCTCAAACCAAGTTGCAACAAGATGTGTTGTTCCGCCCGGTCCATGGCCACTTATAACTGCAACTGTTTTGTTTTTATCTGGTATCCATTCGGCATGTGCAGAAGTAGTTATATTTAATAACACGGTTAATAATACAAGTATTTTAATCATCTAAGATTCCTTTGTGAGTTAATTATTTAGTGATGATAAATACATTATTAATAAAAGGAATAGCAATGTACAAATATCGTATTGTTACTATAAAAAATGTCAATATTGAATGGTATCCAAAAGATCCTTCGCTGGAAACACATTTAAATGAAACCTACATAAATACAGGAATAATGTCATTAGTCACTATTAGTAATGAATCATCTAATAGTACAGATATATTGACCAAAGAAGTGACATTTATAAATGAGGAATCATTTGTTAGATATAAAACGGATCCATTAATAGTAGAATATATTGTCGGACGCAATGCGTATGAAGCTAATAATTCAATTGTGAGAATCAAAGAAAATATTGTTTAATATACAAATCAGTGTTAATAAGACTTTGCGATGAATGTCTTAACCGTCTCTTCCGCTTTTTGCGGATCACTAGAAACTAATTCAATGTTATCTCTTTTAAATTCATCCAATGTTGCAGGATCGTTAAGGTATTGATTAATAAAAATAGTCCAAGCTTTTATTACTTCAGTAGTTGTGTCCGGCGGTGTAATCAAACAATACCAGTCAAAATCTTCCCATTGAACATAATGTTTTTGCAATAACATTGAATTTGGACTATTTTTTGGCACCGTTGATGAGTTAATAGCAATTATTCTAATGGTGTCTGTATCTGCATATGTTGATATAATATTATACGGTAGTAATGCAGATGTAATATGACCCCCCAATAAATCTGTTATAACATTTGAACCACCCTTGTATGCTATATTAATGGGTTCATTTCTTATCTTCATTAATTCAGTTAATTGACTGAAATACATTCTTTGCGCAGGTGCGGCAAATCCAAAACTAAACTTTGGATCATTCTTTATTGCATTTTCATAATCGGCTAATGTTTTAATAGGGGATTTAGCATTTACAATCAATGCTATTGGTGCATTTCTAATTCCTATTATAGGTTTAATATTATCTGTGTTATTTTTCATTCTATATATAGCGATGTTACCGGTAGTAACTATTCCAACTGTATACCCGTCATTTTTTGACTTAGCTAATTCATTCATACCTATCAATCCCTCTGCGCCGGGCCTGTATACAGGAACTAATTTTATATTATGTTTAGTAGCATAGTTCATAATACTTTTGAATGTAGCATCTACTCCGCCTCCCGGAGAAAACGGTATAACAACTTTAATTGGTTCTTTTGTTAAGTCAAATGAGTGTGACATTGTAGTTACTAATAACATAGCAACTACGATTAATATTTTTTTTATCATATTAAATTTCCTATTTTAACCCACGGCGATATACAAATACGCTGACAGGTATGATTAAACGTTAATAAGTTTACATCTATAGTTGAATACCAACTTGAAAAGTTATAATCCCATCTCTCTTTGTATGATTTAAAATCATTATGGTTTAAGTATATCAAATCTCTAGTACGGCCCATAGTAGAAAGTTCACTAGTTTTTCCTACTTGAAATTTATAGTCCCATGTATTATAAATTATGGGTATAAAAAAGTTTCTACTTTCATCATGTGTTGCCGATGATATTAATCGTTTAACCTCAAATAGTGCTCTATTAGTAGGATCTTTATTTAATTGTTCTAATATAGCTCTAGCCTGTGCATAGAAAATTAAAGGACAATCTACTGACCAATAAAATAATTCAGTAGAAGCGTTAGTATCTGATGAATATATCTTATTGGCAACATTAACAGCACCGTCTGTGAAGAATCCAAATAACGTATTTTCTTTAATTACAAGATGAGGTTTGTCTATCCCGTAAATGTCTGCTACAGTTTTACCTTTATCTAAACATTTTTGTATTGAATCAGAATATGATGATTGTCTTAATATTTCAAAAACACCTAAATAATGCCCGGCTCTATCACCTATATCATCATATACCTTTAAGGATTGTGTTTGAAAAATATCATGTATGTTTATTTTAATATCAGGGTACTCTTTGGCTATCCACTCTAATGTAGGTTTAATTGTGAAGTCCCATTCGCTAAACAGATTTGCGGCTGTCAAATCTGCCTTATTTGGAGTATATATCTTTTCATCAACTGTAGAACTACGCTGAACATATATTTCATCTAATTTTATGTTATTAGATAGAAATGACATTAAAACATTATGACTGTCTGCACCGCCACTATAATTTAAAATCAAATAATCATATTTGTCTCTCAACTGGTGTGCTCGTTGTTTATATAGTTCATCCAACGGCGGTATGTATATAGGAGATTTCCTATAATTTTCATACAAATCAAACCAAATCTCATCATAAAAATACCATTTTAATGGAGATTTACTTTCTGATGCTTTGTATGCCGCTTTGCTTTTGCTATGAAATATTTCACCGTTAACGGTATAATGTCCAAGTGTCATGTTAATAAATGATTAATATCTTCAGTGCCATTGATAGATATCATAAAAGTATATCTATCATGCTTACTAAAATTAGTTACTGCATGTTTATACCCAGTATTCAAGAAGTATGCATTTCCTGGAGTAAACAATACTGATTCAATATTATTTTTAACCCAAAACAAGTTAACACACTCTGGTTCAGCGAATATAGGAATGATAATTCTAACTGCGTAACTAGGGTCATAATCAATATGTGGGGTAATATTATTACCTGCTTCTAATTTTACTAAACGAATTCTAGTAGGTGTACCTTTAAATTTGCTCAAAACTTTATCAAATATAGTTGCATATTTTTTGTAGATTTCCGTTTTATGAACAAATGTTGCTTCATTATGAATACTACTTACGTCGGTACTTAACATCTTTTTTTGACGCATGCCTTTAATCTTACCCTCTTTATGAAAGTCTTTAGCTATCATTTCTAACTCATCAATAGAGACTTCTTCGTTTGGTAATTCGCTATCGGTTAGACTTATTTGAAAGAAGTTTTTATAAACATCATTAGTTAAATCATAATGTACTCCGCATAACTTTTTGTTTACTTTCAGTGCAGACTTGAACTCTGTTTCTAAATTACGTACACAGGTTTGTAGTTCAGAAAGTAAGGTTGAATCTAATTTCAAATGTTCTAAAATACTATAGGTTGGTAATAAATGTTTTATTTTTTGTGTCATTTTATTTGACCTTAAGTAACGAATGGAAATGTCCACCCCAATCAGCCCAGTGTCTAAATGACGGATTAGCAGGTTGGTCGTGATGGTTTTTGTGCCAACCTTCACCTCCGTTTAAGAATCCTAATACTGGTACATTTGTGGGTCCGTTCTTGTCATGGCAGAATATGTTAATTAAACTTCCACCTAACCACATTAGTACTCCGGGCACTACAAGTAATATCCAATACCATTTCAATGGTAAAAAGATTAATCCTAATAGGTGAATAGAATACAATACATGAAAATAGTATTTGTGTTGAAACAGATATAATGGTTTTCTTAGCAAGTCAGGAACATATTTTACAATATCTTTGTCATTATCTGACATTTGCCAATATGCTCTAAAACGTCCCATAAACTTAGGACTATGTGGGTCTTTTTCTGTGTCACTATATCTATGATGTTTTCTATGGACACCTGCCCAAGCTAATGCAGATGAGGTTGCACCTAACCAAGATAACGTTACTAGTATTTTTTCAGCTAACGGATGAATGTCATTTTTATGTGATACTGTTCTATGGAATAGCATAGTACCACACAACCCAACATATAAAATCTGCGATAGAACAAGTGTGGGTATTGTTATGTACCACGGGTAATATAATAACCCTATTACAAATAAAATATGTAAATAAATCTGTGTTATAATGAGTTTTTGTTTGTATGTCATGTTACTATTTATTCATAGCTCTAATGTTAACAACCATTGTTCTACACCATTAAACATTATAGGTTTGGATGACGCAGTAAAGGTGTGTTCGGGCAATGCCTTAGGTAACATATATTTTTTTGTTAATTCAAAAAGTTTATAATTGTAATCATTAAATGAAATAATTACACTATGACAACCTAACTCTTTGGCTCTTTCAATTTGGTATTTAGTATTATGAAGGTGTGTATATGATTTTACACCTAAACCCTTATGCCTATTATCAGCATCGGAAAAACCACGAAACACCGCCTGATATACTTTATTACCGTTGAACTCTCTGACTATGCCACCAGTTGCAGTCCAAAATTTCTCATTAACATACAATAATTGATACGTATCAATTGCATCATCCCTTAATAAACTTAACAAGCTCCATGGGTGAGTATAATTGTAATTTTCTGGAATCTCTTCTCCAAACTTATCAATCAATGCACGTTTAAGCATGTCAACAAATTTATCTTTATTTTCTTTAGAGAGTGTTATCATTACTACTGTGTCCATGACAATCTTTCTATCAAATCAAAATACTCATGATTACTTGACCCCCACCATTTATCTTTCCAACTTTTAACTAATTGAATATCGGGATGATTGAATATTGGACTTTTTTCTACAACTTCATATCCATGTTGCTTTTGTCGTTGCTCTAATTTAAATTTAACTTGATTATTATAAACATAAACTTTACTTGAGTAAGATCCTGTCTTACCTGATATACGATTACTTGCTAATAATAACATTGTAGGGTCAGTAAGGAATGCAAAGTATTGTTCAGAATTATAACTTAAAAAGAAAGGTGTACCGTGTATATTATTTTTTTTAAAGAAATCAAATTGTCTATATATAGGTTCTATCTCATCTACATACCATTTGCCATTAATGTCTAATAGTAAGTGAGGGTCAGAATCACCGGTAATAACTGTTCCTTCTAGTTGAGTAAGTAACCACAAATTGCTAGGCATTTGGTATGCGGCTATTTTATACTCTGTTGCAATTTTTAAAAATTCACCGGACTCTACAAACTTATCATAATCTAAATCAATAATAATTGGAGTAATGCTATTTTCATCACAATATTTAAATGCATATTGTATATCATGGTGATTATATTGTGTACGCATAATCACAGGAGATATCGGCATACCCAAAGTCCTAAACACAGCTAGTACATATTCGCTATCAAGACCCCCACTATAACATAAATGAATTTTTCCTTGTTTTTCTGCCCAAATTTTTTCAGCTACTAGTACAGTTTCTTCATAAAAAGATTTAATGGGGCGACTTACCGAGTTGATGTTTACACACCAACTTGAGCCGGTACCAGACCAAGTTAAATAGCCACTCTGTAAATTCATCAGTTCTTAAATAGTTTCGTAATCAGCTTTAAAACCACCGCACTCTGGGCAAGGAAAGTCTTCTGGCAAATCATCCCATTTACCTTCTGTTTCTTCATCGTGGACATGTCCACAAATTACGCATACATGATCCATTATACTGCTCCCTTTGTTAGTTCATCAAGTTTAACTTGATATGCTTCAGCATGGCGCTTCTCTACTTTAGCAAGAGCCGCAAAACGCTTTTCAGCTTTCTTTAGTATTTCTTGAAACTCACTAGCATGACGCTGTGATTCTTCAATTTGATGTTGTGCTTCTTTTGCCGCAAGTAAATTGCCTTCAAATTCTGCAATCTCACGAAACTCAGGATACATAACTTGAAATTCATAAGTTTCACCTTCAATTGCCATCTCTAAACATTGTTTAGTATCTGGCTTCTTAATAAGCAATTCTAAATGACCCCAGGCATGTAGTAGCTCTTGGTCTGCTGTATGCTCAAAATGTTTTGCAATATCCTCATATCCTTCAGCACGTGCTATTTTTGCAAAATATTTATATTTTACATGTGCTTGGCTTTCACCGGCTAGTGCCCCTTGTAGGCTAGTTATAGTTTCTGACATAGTTTCTCCTTTGTGTGTAAATCATTCATCAGTGGGTTTTAATCCATTACTGTGTTTATCTGTTGTTTTTTCAATATCCTGAAATAAACGTTTCTCTTGTGCTGTTAGTTTATCTTTATGTGACCTGCGTGGGTTACCACATATATAACATTCTTTATTACCACAATCCATAACATGATGTTTTGCTAAACGGTGTGGTTCTTTTATTGCTTTATCTTTATGTGTTAACCCATGTGCTTTTGCTATCTTAACTTGTTTCTTAACTGCTGTTTCATCCCGATGACGGCGTTGTGAGTTTAAAAATTTTGCTAATTCATTGGCCATTATATTTCTTTCTATAATCTTCTACTGCGGCTTTGATGGCGTCTTCGGCGAGGATACTGCAGTGGATTTTGACTGGGGGGAGGGCAAGTTCGTCTGCGATCTGGGAGTTTTTAATGGATGAAGCTTCATCCAATGTTTTACCTTTGACCCAGTCTGTGACAAGACTTGAAGAAGCAATTGCCGACCCACACCCATATGTTTTAAATTTGGCATCTGTTATTATTCCTGTTTCTTTATTTACTTTAATCTGTAACTTCATTACATCCCCGCATGCAGGGGCTCCTACCATACCTGTACCTACATCATCCTCATCTTTACTAAAACTTCCCACATTTCTTGGGTTTTCGTAATGGTCTATCAACTGCGGCGAATAACTCATATAATTTCTCCAATGTTATGGAACATTTAGTCCCTTTTCTTACATTATCAGTACTCAATAAAAATTCTAAATTATATACACTACCAATAATATTGGGAGAAACTTTGTTTTTAAATCCTTCTGATATACTATATTTATGATCCAAATGATACTCAGTTTTGCTTCTTTTATCAAAGTTTGCTAACATAGTTAAATCGTTTTTTGAAGTCCAATAATAAACTTTTCTACGATACTTTTTAAATTCTAAATATTCAGGATCATCTGGTTTCCACCAAAGACCTTTAGCAATACAGGTATCCTTACGTTTTTGTATAGACTGCTCAGTTACTATTTTGCCAGTTAGTGTATTAGATCGTTTTTTGTTTGACTCTACTGATTGCTGTTTTCCGGTCCATGCACTTCTAGTTAGATTAGCAAGGCTATTACTATTAGTCTGTCTTACTCCAAACATTGGATTGTTTTCTCCTTGTTTAGCTATACTATTCTTTTCTTTCCAGGATTCAGTACGATTATTTGCTGCCCATCGTCTAGAACAAATTGGTCCACAAAACCTTCTTTTTAAATTTTTTTGATGTAGATTGGGTAATGTAAATTTGATATTACAATGTTCGCAAATTTTAGTTAGCATAATAGGACTTTCGTTGTGTTCTATTATTTAGTCCTTTATTAATCTTTTTTGAACATAGTCAAAATTTTTGCTTGTATATTCTTTGCAAACTGAGGCTGTGGGAAATTCCAACCAATAAATGCACCTAGTGCTAACCAAAATAATGTTTCTAACATAATGAGTTCTCCTTGTATGTACTGTATTTAGTGTTCATCAGTATTGTCTATTACTATCCAACCTAATTTCAACAAATCTTCTCTTATCTCATCAGTTACTACACTTTCAGGTACAAACTTCTTACTTTGTATATAGTATTCTTGTTGTTCTTTTGTAAGGGCACGAAATTCATCATCATCTAATATCTTACTATCTCTGATACCACTACAATACCAATCAATGTAATCGCCCTTCTCTTGCATATCAGCAATGATACCACCAGCATGTCTCCAACTACAACTCCACTTTTTCTCAGTTAAGATTGGCCATACATCATTCTTAGTAAAATCATTGTTACACATAGAGGCATACAAATTTTGTGCATATACTTCATCACCTTTAACTTTGTCAATGATCCATTGCGTACTACGTAGGTCATACTCCATGTTATCTTTTTTCCACTCATCAGTTTCTTCAAGTTCAAGAGTTTGCTGGTGCCATTCCTCATAGAATTTAATCATTTCTTGTGCTAATTCGGGTGTTTTGGTGCCCTCTTCAACACGCTTTAATTGAGATTTAATTTGAAATGTACCTTTTTCTGGACTTTTATTTATCATCTTCTACCTCTATCCAAGTGTGATCACCTAACCATTTAACTTTACATATATATTCGTAATCAACTGGTTTACCAGCAGACCAATCATTGGGTCCATGAATACTTAATCTAGTAAACTGTTTACGTGTATCAAACAACAACCAATATATATTACCATTTGCTAATTGAAAGTCGTATTTTGCGGCATGAACCATATCAGTTAAATCTAATCTATGTTTAATCTGTTCTGCTTGTTTTTGTAACACATTTACCAGTTCCATTATTCTATCATATTCTTGTTTGGCGTGTAATCTAGCAACATTAAGCATAATATCTTTATGCTTTTCAACAGGAACTAAATCAAACTTAGGTCCACTACTTTCTGTAGCATAAGGTGTTACATTACGGTTAAAGAAATGAATTAGTGAACCTGTACCAGTAGAATCATAACTACTGACACCATTAGCTGAATTTGGTTTGTCACTCATTAGCTATTATATATCATTTTCTGATTTAACTATAATCTTTTGGGTAGGCTTTTTAGCCTTACTGTAGAATATATGATTGCCAATTTTTGCTACTTGTTTATAAGGCCACAATGGGTCTACACTTAAATTGTGAAAAAATAGTGTTGATTTTGGTACTACATCAGTATATGCATCATGTGCTAATACATCGTATGCTACTTGTTCTGCTTGTTTATATCTTGTGCTGTTTTTATTTGGCTCACCTTTCCCCTCACATACCCAACTAAACTGACATAGTTTTACCTTTTGCATTTCATCGTCTATTAGTCTATCTACATGTGATGCTTGATATATTACAGCGCATGGATCTTTGCCAAAGCCATGTGCTATTCTATTCATTACAACACGTGCTACTGCCGCTTGCCCATTTAATGATTCACTACCTGCTTCATAAAATATATTCTTAGCCATACATGTTAATTGATTTGGATCTACTGCTTTTGCAATTTTAGTTTCTGCTATTATTAAATTAGTTTCTACTACATTTGTCATTTGGTCAATTATAAAAACAATTGTTAAAAACAATAATGCTATTAAAATTTTAATAGGTTGGCTTAAATTCATAATTTATCCTTTCTGCTTATTTCTAAGCTATGGAATTTAAATGTTATCCCAACAATCGCAATTGCAACGAATTACTTCGTCTATTGCTTCTTGTACAGAATAAGTTGCAGGTAATAATATGTCAGATGCATATATTACTGATAGCTGAGGTGGTATTAAATTACTATATCTTGATCCTGCAAAACTACCCGGCTCAACTGCTTCACCTATATCTATTGCAACACCATCACTATAATAACGGTCATCAACTGGATCATAATATCCAAAAGGTACGGGTGATCCAATTTCAGTTGCTAATGTTGCAGGTACACTGCCGCCTAATATTCCATTAGCAATTAACTCTGATTCTTGTTGTTTAGTTAATTTGTTAGCTATGTTGTTATCTACCGGTATACCGGCTTCTTGCAATCTAGCTTGATTACGAGATTCACGTAACATTGCTACTATACTTCTTCCGCCAACAGTATTATAATTAGCAATAGCTTCTAAGGTTTGTGAATACATATGCGGTTGAGTAAATGTAGCATATCGTGGTATACTATCTACAAAAGCATATTGTGTACTAGGAAATGCCGCTATCGTTGGTTCTCTTAAATAGCTTGGTGAACTGTTAGGTACACCTATTGTCATACCTGTGGCAATTGCACGTTGTTCTACTGATAATAATGTTCCAGTAAGTTCCCAATTAGTAATTAACTGTTGTGCTAAAGCCGGCTGACTATTTTTAATTGATAGTATCTCAGCGTTGGCAGCATCAATATAACTTTGAATAACTGTATTCATGGTTGGCCAACCACCACCGGGAGGAGGATTTATTACTACAGTACCGGCTGCACCTGAATAACTAATAGATATAATCCTACCATATGTAGTTATATCCGTAGAATCAGTACCTATTATAGCAGTTGCTGGATTACCACCTACAGTTACGGTGGGTGCGCTTGCATATCCACCACCTTTATTAGTGTAAGTAAAAGATGTACCATTCCATGTAGCAGTAGCCTGTTCCCATGTAACTGCTAGATATATATTTTTATAAATGTCAGACAGTGTAGTTGTTTGTACGTTCTTTATTAAACCGTCGATATCTATACCAAGATAAGGTAATCCACTCATACATCCTAAGAAATTACTCATTGTGTACGTACCATATGGACCATTACCTAATGCAATTAAGGCTAATCCTTGAGTTGCTAATGTAGTATCAGTTGGCACACTAGTACCATTCACATTTAAGTTTTTATTTGTTTCTAAACTATTAACTACTTGTGCAAACTTTTCAATAGGCACACTAGAAATGTTTTTAATCTGTTGCATTGATACACTAAATGATCCAGCCGCTTTAGCAATATCAGGTGGCAATATACCATCTAAATATGCACCAAACCCTTGTGGTATGGCTTGTACAGTTAATGGATTAGGTTGTGTAATCTGTTCTGTACTAGATTGAGCAACATTTGTACTAGCTGTGGTAGTTTCATACGCATTGCTAGCAGGTGCATCCATGTCATTACGTTCTGAAGTTAATCTAAGATTTTGAAAAATGCCGGCCATTAAATTACTACTCCATTTTGTTGTACTGCTGTAGGTGATCTTAGCTGACTATTCAATCCATCATTAACATATATAGGATAATATATTTTACTATTAGCAGGTCCACCAATTGTATTATACACTGGAACTGTTAATGTTGCATAGCTATTAGGAAATAACTTTAATGGATTTAATAAATCTGCTAATGATTCTAAACCAACTGTCTTACAATTTAATGATACTAATATATCTTTTAAATCTTGTCCTAAAATAATACCAAATGCTCCGTATATCTTACGTTCTTGTTCTTTGGTTACAGATGAAATATTACCTAATATCTGTTCTAACTCTGATACCGTTATATTGCTTGCAATTAGTGCAAGACTTACTGATTTAGTAATAGCATTATTTTTCTGTAGAGTAAATAATAGATTACTAGGCAAACCAAATGTAGCAATTGTTTGTAAATTTATTGCTTTTCCACTGGCAATTAAATCTTGACCAAATATAGTAGTTGCTACACTAACACCAGTAATATCACCCGTAGTTAAATCGTCCATATTACTATATGTACCATCTAAAAATTCTTGTGAATTGTTTACTGCTAGTATAGCATCATTACTAGATTCAATAAAACTGCAAGTTGACATAAAGCCAGATAAGAAATCTTTATATGCTCCGGCATCGGCTGATAAACCGCTATTGTAATTAAATTCGTTATAACCCTGTAATGCAAACAATCTCACATAACCCCAACGTGTTACTTCATTAGTATATGTGTAATTGCTAGCCCAATTGGGATATCCACTCCAATTAAATGTTGATGGTGGACTATTACCTAATGCAGGTATAGTAGTAGAACCAATGGATATTAAATTGTTATAGGTTGTACTATTAACTTGTCCTCTACTATACGCATCATTGATTGAATATGTTAGTAATCGTAAACAAGTGTCATTAACAATTTTACCTAATTGTGTAGCAGATGACACACTGGTACTAGAACCAGTAAAGTCTATCATAATAGGGTTAATATTAAATCCAATATTTTGTAATAGTGAACTTAATGTATTAACACCTAATGGGCTTTGTTTTCCTGTATCACTCATGGGACAAACACATCAGGACTACCTTGTACGATACTATGACCGCAAGTGTTTCCTGATCCTACTCTAAGTACTGGTACCCCCTCACAAAAAACAGTTGGACTACCATCAGTAGTTGTTGCTGCCTTATGCGGCGGATGTCCTTTTCTACTCCATGGCGCGTGTGGTGTAATCTGACTAACATGTAATCCAACTTGAATTCCATTTGCAAATACAGTGCTAGCACCACGAATTATAGTGCCACCCTCTTGATTTGCATCTCCCACACGACTTAATTTTGCCATTTTATCCCAATACGATTTTTTTACTAGGTACTTTAATACCAGTTGTTGCTTCTAGGTACTTATCTTTAATACTATCATCTGTTTCTGCATACATTGCAACATTAGTAGTATTTAGCTTAAATTCACCCTTCGGATTTGCAGTGAAAATGCTTGGAATCATTTGCATACCCTGTTGTGATGGGGCAATAGATACTGGTTCTTCAATAGTGATGAACCCATTTTCATCGGATACACTAGTCACTTTAGCTATTAACTCTTCTCCACTATTCATTTTTATTGTCATGACCGACCCTGTTATAAATTTCATTTTTATCCTTTGTGTATAAATAATAGTGTAGTTCGCGGAATTAGAGTTCCCAACTACTCTAACGCTATGGAGAGCAATCAGCATGAGTATTTATTCACTATATATCAAGACCCATAAAAAGACAGGTCTTAAATATTTCGGTTACACTAAACAAAATCCTCACCTATATCCAGGATCAGGTACTGACTGGAAAATTCATTTAAAGAAACATGGTTATGAAGTCCATACTGAAGTTTTATTACAAACTACCGATAAGGCTGAAATAGTAAGTTGGGGAATATTATATAGTTCTAAATGGAATATAGTAAACGCACAAGATGATTTTGGTAATAAAATTTGGGCCAACAAGATACCGGAAACAGGTTCCGGGGCAGGTAGAAAGATTGGATCAATTATGCGGTCAGAATCAAAGGAATTGATTAGAGCTAAAGCAATTGGTAGAAAACAATCCAATGCATGTGTTGAAAAGAGAAGATTAAAAATGTTAGGCAAGACTGTATGGAATAAAGGCAAGTCAGGATATAAACTACCACAGTGTGCTAATAAGGGTGAAAAGAATCCCATGTACGGAAAATCAGTACCTAAAAAAATATGTCCACATTGCAATAAAGAGGTGGACATAAGGAACTTTGCTAGATCACATGGTAATAAGTGCAAGTTTAAATAACTACGTTGCCTTTGTTAAAAATTGTTTAAGTTCATTAAATCCACCAATCAATTCACCATCTAAAATGATTTGGGGTACTGTTCTTGCTGACGGGATTGCTTCTAGCAATTCTTCTTTGGTATATCCGTCTCCAATTTTCTTTTCTTCAAACGGAATACCCTTTTGATGTAACAAGGCTTTTGCTTGGTCACAGTAGGGACAATGGTACTTCGACCAAATAACTGCTTTCATTTTTTATTCTCCTTAAATATTTGGTAAATCATCATAGTTTAATGATTCTGACATTACGCCTATAACGTAATTTGTTGATTCAGTTTCCTGCAATGCAGATTGTTTCTTACTGGTATCACTATGTTTAGTGAACCAGGGGATAGGTGTACTCTTTGGGGCAGGATTGTTATATCTTATTCCAATTTCTTTCAATGCACCTACAGCAGTATAATCAACAAAGTCTTTTAATACTGCGGCATTTAATCCAATAACCGGACCCATCTTAAACAAATAATCTGCCCAATCTTTTTCTTCTTTAATCACATCCATATAAAGTTGATAGACTTCACTTTCACACTCTGATTTAACTTGTGCAAAACGACTATCTTCTTTAACTACTTGATTGATAAGGTAGGCAGTCCAGCCTTTATGTAACAATTCATCTTGGAGAATTAAACTGATAATGTTGCCATTACCAATAAAGATTTTGTTTTCAACCATTGCTAACGATGTAGCAAATGATACCATAAATCTAAATGCTTCTAATGCGTAACTGGCATGTAGTGCCATATAAATTGCTTTGATATGTTCTTTTTCATTAACATTTTCATCCAACTCTTTACGACAATTTACTTTGTGTAATTCATCATAATATCTGCCAACACTACTTGCCATGTCAACAATCTCTTTTGTGTCATGGATAGTATTGAATACATCTTTAGGTACGTTATAGATATTACGAATGATATGACTATAGCTACGACTATGAATGTTAGTTTCAAAGAATGACCAATTGTATATCAATGCTTCTAATTCAGGTAAACTTACTACTGGAGTAAACACTTGACTAGGTGCACGTCCTTGTAAACTATCTAATGCTGTTTGACGCAATAGGTTACTGGTAAAGATATGTTTTACTGCGTCACTTGCATCTTTGAAATCATTGGCATCCTTGGTTAGAGAAATTTCTTCTGGGACCCAAAAGAAACCACGGGCCGTTGTTTCAAAGTCTGCAATCTTTTTATATTTTACTTCTTCAAATCTTTGAATGGTTACGGGACCTTCCGGATCCAAAAACATTTTTCTATTCAAATAATCTGTCTTAGTGTGTAGGTTGTATTGTTGTTTACTCATATTTTCTTTCTTTTTATTCGTTCATTCGCCATTTATTTTCTATCACCAAACAGTTGTAATAGATTTATAAACAGATTAATAAAGTCCATATATAGTGTTAATGCACCACGTACTTCTGCAACGTCATTAGCTTGTACACTTAGTTCTTCACGGATCTTTTGTGTGTCATATGCAGTTAATCCAAGAAAGATGATAATAGCTAATGCACTAATTACCATCTGCATAACTGTACTGCCAATAAAGATATTAACAATGCTGGCAATGATGATAGCAATCAATCCTACAATCATAAACTTACCAACACTATCTAAACTTTGTTTAGTAAAGTAGCCATAACCACTCATAACACCAAATAAGATACCTGCACCCATAAATGCTGACACAATACTACCCATAGTGAATACCGCAAAGATTGTAGCAAAGCTTAATCCCATTAATGCGGCAAAGCCATGTAAACATAATTGTGCTATACTTTTACTTGGATTGTTAGCTAATACATAGCTAACACCAAAGATAGCTAATAGTGGTGAGAAAATCACAAGCCACTTTGTCCAGCCTGTAAAAAATAATTGTAGCAACTCTGGGCTAGTGCCTACAAAGTAACTGACAAACATTGATACAATAACAGCAATACTCATATGTCCATAGACACGACCCATTGCTGAGTTAATTTCGCTGGCGGAACGATATGATATTCCATTTTGATAAGTTGTTTCAAACATAGTTTTCTCCTTAAAATTTACCTGAAGCAAGTACAATCTTGCAAATGTGTTCTAATCTTTCTATATGCTCGTAAGCACGCCATGGGCTTGTGTCAATGGCAACTACACCGTGTCCTTTAATGCCTACAATATCATAAGCAATATTGCCGTCTTTATCTAACTGTAAATTCTTATGACACTTATCTGCTAATTCTTGACTGATGGGAGGAACATCACCTACATTTGGTGCTACTTTAGTATAACGATTGAGTTCAGGGAATGAATCACATATTGTGTTTAAATCAATACCGGCATGCATTGCCGCAATACAATAAGTAGGGTGTAAATGAACTACAACTCTTACATCATTGGCGTGTTGTCCTAATTCTCGTTGTAAACCAAAGTGTAGTGGTATTTCTCCACTAGGTTTTAGTTTCTCACTAATGTCTGTATATGCCAATTCTTTCCAAGAATAGTATGGTTTAGGAGGTTGGTCATAGTAGCCTTGTTCAATGCCAATCTTCTTAAATTGATCAGGTTGCATTGTCTGCTTACGCACACCACTGGGTGTGATGTAAAAATGGTCACGGTCATGATGGCGAATACTTACATTGCCGTCACGACTAGTAATCCAATTACGCTTATAAGCGTCTACCATAATATCACAAATTGTTTCTAACATTATAATTTGCAGGCTAAGCAATCCTCTTCTTCATCTATATCATTAAAGCCACTAGGCAAATCTAATACAGTTTCATCTTGGCTCTTACTACCTGCTTTGTTAATCAAGCTATAGTAGAATGTTTTTAATCCCCACATATGTGCCTGCATCAAGTTCTTAGCAATCAATGTTGTTGGAACTTTACGTTCAGGGAAATGTGCAGGGTTATAGAATGTATTAGTTGATATTGATTGATCTACATAGGCTGCAATAACTGCCGCGGTCTTTAAATAACCATCACAATCTTTTTGATCCCACATCAATTGATATTTATGTTTCAATTTATGATATTCGGGAACAACTTGCACAAAACTTCCTGCTTTACTTTCTTTTACTGATATCAAACTCATTGGCATTTCAATGCCATTAGTACTGTTGATAACTACTGAACTAGATTCTACAGGAGCCACAGCCATTTGTGTAGCATTACGGACACCATAACTACGCATCATAGCACGTAATCCTTCCCAGTTAAGTTCTGGATCAAAGTTAGTTAATTCGTTTACACCATTGGCACGTAATTCCCAAGGAAAGATACCTTGCCCATAACGTGTTTTATCGCTATGTTCGCAACGACCACGTTCTTGTGCTAGTTCTACACTTGCTTCAGTTAAGTAGAAGGATAGATGTTCCATCCACGTCTTGACTTCAGCCAGGGAATCTTTTTCTCCGTATCTGAGACTTCGTTTGGCGTGCCAGTATGCAAGATTAGTAATTCCAATTCCGAGAGGTCTGATTTCATCGTTTGATAGTTTAGACTGAATGGATAGAAAGTCTTGATAGTCAAGAATGTTATTGAGGCTACGATGCAATATGCGACAAGCACGGCGCATATCTTCTGGGTTACGGAACGCACCCCAATTGATACTGCCCAATGTGCAAAGAGCGATACGACCATCGCTGTCATCCAGACGTTTAAAGGATTTAGTAGGTAAAAGAATTTCACAGCATAAGTTACTCTGGTAAATTGTATGATATTCAGGATCAAATGGTCCTTGATTCATAACATTGTCAACGAACACTAAGTAGATACGACCTGTATCTGTTCGTTCTTTAAGAATGCCCGACTTGAATACTTCTTCAGCACTCATTGTTTTCTTTCTTAAGTCTTTACGTTTTTCATATTTAATGTATAATTCTTCAAACAATTCAGTATTTGAATAGAAAGCTTGGTAAAGATCAGGAACTTCATTAGGATCAAAGAAGGTTATTTGTTCTTTGTTTTTAAATCTTCTCCAGAAGAATGCACTAAGAACAACCCCATAGTCCATGAACCTGACACGTGTTTCGTCGGTTCCTTGATTGTTTTTAAGTACGATAAGATCATCAAACTGATGATGCCAAATGGGATAAAATACAGTAGCACTTGCATTACGAATACCTCCTTGACTGCAACTTCTTAAGTCACCGAACCATTTCTTTAAGAACGGAATCATGCCGGTGTGCATAATCTCGCCACCACGAATAGGACTGCCTAATGGTCGTAGTCTACCAATTTCTAAGCCTATGCCAGCACGTTTGCTAGCATACTTTGCCATCATCTCACCAGAAGCAAATATGCTATCCAGATCGTCGTCACTGCGGATAAGTACGCAACTACTAAACTGTTTAGTAGGAGTCCCAAGACCAGCGAGAACAGGAGTAGCAAGAGTGAACAACCCATCACTGGCTGCATTGTAATATTCTTTAATATAACGCATACGGGCGTTATTAGGTTCTTCTTTATGAAAAACTGTAGCGGCTGCAACCATGTATCTAATTTGAGGTGTTTCATATGTTTGTTTTGTTGAACGATTACGAACAAGATATTTTTCAATTAATTGCTCAATGGCGGCATAACTATATTGTTCATCTTTAGAATGGTCAAGCATGTCATCCATCTTGTTCCAATCATCTTCACTATACCATTCTAGTAGTTCTGGCGTATATAATCCTGTAGCTACATTAGTTACTACAATATCATAAAGACGGGGAGGTTCATAGTTGCCGTATACTGATTTTCTCAACATAGATAAACGTTGTTTACCTGCTACATATTGATAGTTTGTATGTCCTACATCTGGATTGTTTTCTACGTCAATCAAGTCAACTACAGCACGTAACGTAATTTCATCTATCTCTTTTGTGGTTATTCCATCATAGAAATGTAGTTGACTTTTAATTTCCACCATCGATGGACTAACATCTGCTATTCCTTTGCACACTGTAGCAACCTGTGCTTGCCATTTTTCTATCATTAATGGTTCTTTTTTCCCACTTCGTTTAATAATACTAATATTCATTTATTACCTTTTATTTTTATTTTGACATTTTCCGTTAAGATGCCATCTATTAAACATACCAATACTTGCTAATATGCCACAGGCGTCACATTTTTTCTTTGAGAGTTTTTTACCATAGTTAGGATTATTTTCTCCTGTTTTACCATACATTGGGTTTTTTGATCCTGATTGATCAAAATTTATTCGTTTAACTCCTACTTTTGATAACTTTATAGCATCTCTACTTTCGGAAGTATGCTTATAGCCATATGCCGGATGTTCTTCTCTTTTTTTACCATGCATGGGATTGTGTTCTCCGGTCATGTCTGGTCGTTTTTTACCATATGCATGGTGTTTTTCTTTTGTTCTTCCAAACATACCATTTTGTTTTCCAATCAAACGAACACCATCTCCTCCATTAGTTTTATTTCTTAAAATTCCCGTACCCAAATCTATCCTACCATATGTTTTTATTAAATTAATTTCATGTTCCTTTGCTTCGGTATCAGTTAAATTTTCTTGTAATATAACAATACGTGATATATCTGTTGGTTTGCCTATTTCATTTTTAGCTTTTGTCCAAGCCCTTTTATCCTTACCCTTACCTATATAGTAAGGGGTACCATCTTCTCGTAAATACGCATAAACATAAAACTGATTCATCTTATTTTTTCTTTCAATGAGTCTATACTTATTCGGGTTGATAGCGTAAAATCTGTTGTTTTATTGGTTTGTACAGTGTTAGGCCAATAATTAAGTACATAGGTATCATATACTATAACTAATGAAACATCATCTCCTTGAGAATCAGTAGCTAACACAAACTCTATATCAGTAATATCCATTAATAGTAGAGTATAACACATTCCTAGACCTCTTGCAAGCGTACAATAGGTGTTTTCTACCAAAAGTTCCCAAGGACCGGGCCATGTGGGTAAATCAATTGGATGTAAATAATGGTTAACTAATGGGGCACGTTGCCACCATTTGTCTATTTCTACACATTGTTGATCTAAATCAAAATCTTTGATTTGATTGCGTAAATTATACCAGCTTTGTAATCTATTGTCGTAAGACGATTGAAATGAGTTCATTAGATAACTACTTATCTATTTTCAATATTAGCTAGCGTTTTCCTTGTTTTAGTCATATCAGCACATGTGTATTTCTGATAATTGTTTTTCAATATCTCTGGAATCGGAATTTCAACTACTTTAACATTGAAAGTGTTTGCTATATCCAAGAAACTCATAGGTTTCCCACTACCTACATTAAATATCCCGGATTCTTTCACATTTAAAAACTTTAAGTGAATATCTATTACATCTTCTACAGGAACAAAATCTCTCTTATGTTCTGCACTATTTTCAAATACACTAATTTCCCCCGTCTTTGATTGCTGATAAAACTGACTGAAGGGGCTTGCTTGTTTATCTTTGTGCTCTTCTCCTATACCATTTAATGCATATACATTAAAGTATCTAAATCCTTGTACTATACTTCCTGTAGGATGTTTTTCTACATATCTCTCAAATAAATACTTGCTCCAGGCATAAGGATTTCTTGGATCAACTGGAGCAGTTTCAGTAAAATCTGTACCCAATCCATACACACTTGCACTACTAGAATATTGCATATTAACTCCAAATGTTTTACATTCTTCATATAAGTCTATGCTAAACTCTGTGTTCTGTCTAAGTATCTTATCAATATCACGTTCGGTTGTGCTACTGATTCCACCCATATGAATTACCCAATTAAAATCTATTACACTAGGTCTAATGCCATCCGACCACTCATATGTAGTAACATCATGCTCTGCTAGTGCTTTAAGCATATAACTGCCTATAAAGCCTTTATGCCCTGTTAATAATATTTTCATTTAAAATATGTACCTACGTTAAATGCTTTATCATCAATCCAAATATCATATGCAGGCTTACCCGACTTAGCAGTTGTATACTTTACACCCCAATCAGCTAATTGCATTAATGTAAGGTTATCCCAATTTTTTCCACTATTAGCACCACGTGCTGTCCAATAATGTATCTCATTACCAGCATCATATAACATATTAAAATGTTGTATACGTGATAGATAAGGTTCAGCATTAGCATAATCACCATTGGTTGTAGTACATATTGTACCATCTATATCTACAATATATTTCATTTTTGACTATCTCCGGGTAGTATTCTATAATTATCTTCTACACTATCGGGTGTACTAACTTCACAAATCACACCCTCTTCAATACATATTAACTGATGCGGTAATAATGGTGGGTTATGCCATGTATCACCCTTCTCTAATATATGTTCGTATTGTGTTGCGTTTGCTGTATTGATACATATAACTTTGAACTTACCGGATACAACATGCCAAGTTTCATCTTTGATTGCATGAAAGTGCATACTAAATTTAGAGCCAGTATTAAAGTGCAACATCTTTCCGCAATATTTATCATTGGTAGCCCAGATATTTTCTGCTCCCCAACCCTTCTCTACAAATCCTTCAAGTCGCATTTATTTCCTTTAATGTAGGTGCATATACACCAATGTGCTGTACTGTAATAGAACTAGCTTTAATAGCAAAAGATATTGCTTGTTCCATATCTTTTGTTGTTAAATATCCATAAGTCAATGCTGATAAGAATGTGTCTCCTGCACCGCACACATCAAATGCATCTACTTTAGGCACGTTGAATGTTTTGTTATTATATGATACACTACTGCCACCATGGGTGATTACCATGTTAGAACAATCACTAGTTCTGCTATTATACTCTGTTTCATTGATCTTTACTATACATCCTTCAAACAGTTTTAAATCACGTTTCTTTGTATCAACAAAGATAGGACCATTATACTGTTGTCTAATGCCAATAATCAATTCTTCTGTAACAAAGCCTTTAGCATAATCAGAAATAACTATAGCATCACTATCAGTTATAAATTCTAATATATAGTCTAATTTGCAAGGATGAGATTTCACATCGTCATCAATACGCATTAGTTGTTGTTTAGATTTTACATCTATTAAGCGTTTCTTTTTAGACGGGTCACCTAAGAAAGATGAAACAGTCAATCCCAATGCTAATAGATTTTCTTTTACATTGCTACCCATGCCTGATTTGATATCAGTATGTTTAGGAACAAAAACGGGTACAGGAGCTTCTGGGCTAATTCTATCTACTGTACCATATTGATATTCATCAATGCAAGTGTCGCCTATTAATGTAATTTTCAATTGTTTTTGTTGTTGATTCATCTATCGTTCTATCAAAGAATACTAACTCTTTAGCATACTCTGACCCTATTACTGTTTTATCTTTCCAATCACTGCCAACTAGCATTATGTCTGGACTGTATTGTTCAATTATGTTTTCTAATTCAAAATCTGTATTAAAAACTAATACTTTATCAACAGCTTTTAAGTTACTAAGTAATGCTATTCTATTATCTATTTTATTGAATGGTCTATCACTGCCTTTTTTCTCTGTTACTCTGTTATCGGAATCAATTGCTACTACAAGATATGTACCTAAACTCTTTGCATAGTTTAATAGTTCCAAATGGCCTATATGCAATATATCAAATGTCCCGTTAACAAAAACTTTCATAGTCCCAATGATTTACGAATATTTGTTGCACTTATGGCATGTATTTTGTCATCAAATGTTTCTTGTTCAATCTTATATCCAACATCACGTCCATATGTAATATTCACAATGTTTGGCACAACTTGAATCTCATATTGACCTTGATATAATGGATCTAAATCACGTTTAATAAATGATTTGACTTTTTCAATTTCAAATGGGTTACTTCCTTGCCAACCTTGACAGTCCCGTATTTGAATAACAACCTGTCCTGTCTTATTTATAGCACGTTCAAACAATGCACTATGACCATCATGCCATGGTTGCCACCGTCCTAGCATTTGCACCGTTTCTTTTTTCCAATCAAAAATAGGTCTGCGTCTATTGTCATATAGATGTGCAAATATAAACTCACTCCATTTTTCTGAGTTTTGTTCGGTGATACGGAAATCATATACTTCTGGTGGAATGAATGCTTTGTTAGTATCTTCATAGCGACCCTCTTTTATTGTATCTACCCAAATAGTCCAATCAGCTTTGAAGTTATTACGCATCTCAACTAGTGGTGCAACAAAGTCACATATAACGTAATCAACATCAGTCATTGCATCTGCTAGTTCACGCATACGCAAACTTTGACGTATACGTCCTTCTTTGCTGAAATCCCAATCATTATATTTTTTACGAACATCATCTGCGTTTAGCCAAGCTACACGTTTATTAGCTGTTTGTAAGTGACCGAGTAAGTGTTGTGCCAGATAAGTTTTGCCTGAGCCTGGCAGACCCATAATTAGAATACGTTGTGTCATGTTTATCTCCTGATATAAAAATATTTATAGTAGAGATATATTACCCGTTTATTTTTAACTATCGTTAACTTTGCCAAATTTTTCATTAGCTATAGAGATTACTGACGGGTGATGGCCTTTTCTGCAATCAAATTGTCTACACGCTATGGGTCTATATTCATATATAGAACATTTACCATTTACAAACATATTACAACCTCCACCATTTTTCTTAAAGATTGTTACTATAGGACCTATATTAGGATTAGCATTACGTTGTTCAAGTGTGGGTGTAACTAAACTTAGTGGATATTTACCTGAACTAATTTCGTCCGGAGTTAAATTAGGAGCAAGTAATTCACAACATCTAGTACATGTGCCACACGGTACATCCTCAATAGGTTCATCCGTTGTGATAGATGTTAAATTTATAGACAAAATGTTGAAGTGTTGCATTTATTTCTCAAATGTGATAAAAAATACTTGAGTTAGTCTGCTATCTTCTTTTGTAGTACCAAAATATTTATTTGACTTATGATAGATATCACCTTTGTATATTACTAACCGATTAAACACATTACCAATTATATCTACCGGGGTGAATAGTTGTTGATATAGTTCAACATCTTCTTTTGTGTTAATTTGTTTTAATTTATTATACCCAGCCTGATCATTCATATAGCTTGTCCATTTATCAACATCATTGCAACGATATAACGTTGTACCCGTTGATGGGTCAGCATTTGGATTCAAGTACAATAATGCGGCATAATCAATATTATTATCTTGATGTACCCAACTGTCACCGTCATTTTCAGTTGTTAGCTGAAAATAAGATTTGATACTTAGGCCTTGTTTTCCTGTCATTCTTGTTATAATATTTGAAACTGCATTAAGTACGTTATCACCGTATATTTTATCAAGATCGTATACATGATCTGTTCTTGAACCTGGCCAATCTGTATGTGTATTATATTTTTGTGTAAATTGTTGTGCGTTTAAAAATTCTTGTTGTAATGCCCAAGCCCTAACTTGATTTGGATATGGTAAAAAATTATTAATTGTTAGAGTATCCATTATTTAATTCCTTTATTAATAAATCTGCTACATTGATATGTTCTTCTTTTGACCAATATTCTTTATCAGTTTCTTTACCTGGTATATTTCTAGAAGCATTTAGCAAATTAGTTCCTCTTAATATATAGTTACTTACATCATTGAATTCATTATCTTCACATTGGTCGCACCATACGTCAAATGCTAACCACCTACATCCTGCCTTATCTAATACATTTTGACAAGATGTAAACATTACTTTGAACATTTCTTTATACCAAGGTTCAGAATTAAACGGCCCGTAAGCTGACCACATAAAGTTTTTAGCATAGTGACAGGTTGTACGATCCATTAAATGGTATGATAATCTTTTAGTTCTTATTCCGTCATCATCTTCATTTAAATCTGTTATCCTATAATGGATATCCGGATGATTAGGAATAATATCATACTCGTTTGCTAGGCCAAACTCAAAACGGGTAGGCGCTGTCCATCCTATCAATACAATATCATCTTTTGTTAAAGGCAATGATTGTAATTTTCTAGCGATTCTCCAATTACTAGATGCAGGTAATGAATAATCAGTTAGTGGTTGATTTAACTTTTTAGCTAAAACTGCAGGCCATACAAGTTCTTTTCGCTGGTCCTCACTTATACTAGCATCAGTAAAAAAGTTCCAACCCCACATGTAACTATCACCAAATGTGTAAATCATTTATGTAACAATTCTTTTAATTCAGCCATAGTAGAATTCCAATTATCATATTCTGTTTGACGTATAATTTGTAAATTGTTACTATACCATTTGCTATAATTACCAGGTATTGCCCAAGTGTAATAATTTAAGATAGGTACACATACATATGTTTTTTTATCCATTGCCGCTGCCGCATGTGCCAATGATGTACAGCTAGAAACAATAATATCCATTTGATCAATATAATCTAAAGTGTCTTCCCAAGAATTAATTTTATCTTTAAGATTGATTACTCTAGGATGATAAAAATCTTCATCAAGGTGAAACGAGTAAATTGTATAATCTTCTGGTATAGCATTTATTGTATCTTCCCAGGGAATAGTTCTATGCAAGTCTTGATCATATTTAGGATTACCCATTGTTTTAATGCCAACTTTTTTATTTCCCGGCAATTGTTTTTTAACACGTAAGGGGGTAATATATGGTCCATACCACAAGTCCTCTTGTTCAAGTTCTAAATAACAAGGTACGGGCATGGCGTAGCACCATAACCAATCAGGTTTATATTCTTTCAAATTCGTGATTGTTTCAAAACCTGCACGTCTAAATATACTTGCCAAATCTTCTTTTGTTGTATACCATATAGGTTTCATTCCTTTATCTCTGAGATGTTTTGCAAATCTAACAGATATAATTTCATCTCCCATGCCACCCTCAGAACATATAAGAATAGTCTTACCGGGTATTATGGTGCCAGTAAAATTATTTTCTTTTGGTAAATTATAGCTTTCCCATATGTTTAACTCTCTACCAGCAAGCAATACTTTTCGTAGTCCTGGTCTAAAATTACCAGCACTCAACTCATATGTACCAAGATTAAACGTAACTCTTTTATCAACATCTTTTGTTCTAGGTTGAGTTAATATATTTCTAAGTATTTTTTCACCGATTGGTTTTTGATTTAATAAAAAGTAAACCATTGCCTTATCCATTTGATTTGGGTGGTCATTTGGTTTTTCTTTTTCATTAATCAAAATGTATTCTAATGCTTCTATAGGTTGATTTAAATTCAGATGGGCACGAATAATATTTACACGTGCAGTATATCGTGTTTCATCATCTGTACATAAGTTATAAATTTTATGAGCAAGTTCTAATGTGTCGTTGAATTCACGAATATCGGCATATAATTTACCAATTTGATCTATATGGTCTATTGTACTAGCATAGGGTTTTAGCAAATCTAAAACAATTTTAGCTTTATTATTTTCTTTTAAGTCTATAAAAAATTCAACCGTTGATAATGGGGTTTTAGCTATTTGAGTCATCTTTAATTACCTTTAGTATCATTTCCATAGTACCTATAACATTATTAGTTGTTCTTAAAATATGATTAATTTGTTCTTCTGGCATAGTTTTAAACGTTTCTTCATAATAAGGATCATAGTGCAATCTATGTGCTATCATTTCAAAATCCACATTATTAATAATGGCAACAGGAGTTTCATTTCCATTGTTCATAATATCTCTTAAATTGTGCTTGCGAGAAAACATATTCAATGTTTCTGGATAGATTGGTCTTCTATGAGTCGGATCAATTAAAAAAGTATCATGTCTAGGATGAGGTACTTCTATATGTATAGTAGCACCATTCTTACATACCCGATATAATTCTTTCATACAATGAAAAAATCCTTCACCTAGATGTTCTAATATATGAATAGCCCTAACTTCATCTACAGTAGAATCGTTAAATGGAAATTCATCTTTTTCAAGATCAACTACGTAATCCGGTTTACATGCTGGGCTTGAATCTATATTTACAAATCCAGGTACTTTTTTATATCCTGATCCTATATTAATTTTCATTTTTTATTACTTTCATAAACATATGTGTTTCAATATACACATTATTAAAATTGTCAGATACCATTTGTATTTCTTCCGGGGACATGGATTTAAATCTTTCTTCCCAAACTGGTCTAGCAATATTTCTGTATTTTACTACTTCAAAATCTACATTAAGCTTTAATCCAAATCCAGAAGATGAATTAAATTGTTCTATATGCCATTGATTATATGATTTAGAAAATAATAGAAACTGATCCATTGTCAATGTACGTTTATGAGTTGGGTCCATATGCTGTACATCTGAACGATGATGTGGGAATTTAATATCCAATGACGCATCATGTTTACATACACGATAAAGCTCCTTCATTAGATTTAAAAAATTATCACCTATATGTTCTAATACATGATGCGCTCTTATTTCGGATACTGAAGAATCTTCAAATGGCAATGGTTCATGTTCAAAATCAACAATATAGTCTGGATTTACTAATGGATCGTGGTCTACATTTAAATACCCGTCAAATCGAGTATATCCACTACCTAAATTAATTTTCATTTGTTTCCTGTTCTGGTTTTTTACCAATCAGTCTATAATATTGTACAAGACCATCTTCAATTGAATGGAATAACCAAGGTCTAAAAATAACACCTTGATTAGGTTCTAATCGAATATTCACGCATACATCCCATTCCATCATGTTTCTGTAATTAAACTTATATCCATCTAATGCACTTCTAGCATTTACTTTACTTAATGGGCCGGCTTCTAAATGATTGTATAAATTGAATGTAGTAGGTTCAAGAGCTACGATGAAACACCATTCAGTTAAATCATCAAATTCTTCAAAATGGATAATACAATTCATTGGTCGTCTGAATATACCTGAACGAACCTGATCTACAATAACTTCTTCTCCGATCACGTTACTAAAAACAGGATCTAGTCCCGGAAAAACTAAATTAAAATTATCTATCTCTAAACCATATTGTTTTTCTACAAATTGTAAATTCCTACTTATCATATATAATTTATGAGCATCATCATCTGGAAAAAAATCATCTGCATGTATTAACTTAACTTCTTTACTCATTTATCCCACCAACAGTAACTCATTATCAATCTTATTAAAAAATTCTAATAAATCCTTACTTAATATTTGTGTAGGGTCATTACTAGTTTTAGTAATTGTATCTCGTATATTATGTAGATTTTTGAATCCCCATGCATCATCCTTTTGTTCTCCGCAAGTATTTGAAATATTGTTATATGAATGTTGATATTCAGGTATCCCAAGAAAATTATATATGCGTTTCATTTGTGTTTCAGTATCATTAACTATATCATCATAATTAACAATTAACAAATTGTCTCTATGATGTTCTAACCCATATTTTAATGATTCGTATGGGTCATTTGAATAATTATACCAAAGTTTCATTGCTCTATGATACGTATCGCATGGTAGTCCTAATTCTCTTAATTCCCTATCTACACTGTTGTGTGGGTCTTTTTCAATTAATTTTAAAAAAGAACAAATGTTTTCAGCGATAGGTCTATATGTACAGATAATTTTTGGATTATCTGTGATATGTGTTTTAATTTGTGTTACATTTCTTGGCCAGCCACGATGTTTATCAATAACATATGGTTTATTAATATTAGCATAAAAAGTACTTGGTATATGATATTGAAGATTATTCAATGTTGTTTTTTTATCAAACGTATATTGAACTTCTACTTTGTTGTAAACCTCTTCAGTTAGACAAAAAATATCCATTAATGGACTTGTTGGTGATACATGTATGTCTGGGTTTTGATTTAAAATAGATCCTAATAGTGTGGATCCTGACCGAGCTATACCCGATAAAAAAAACAATTGTTTCATAATTTACTCACAGTTAGCAGTTATTTAGTGAGTATGTACGTTATTAAAAAAATTAACGGGCGTACCGTTTTAATTATTTTTACAAAATATTAAAAAGGAGCGTATAGGTAGATCATCCCTATAGCAAAATTTGTTCCAGCTGCTATAGAACTCCAATTAGTTCCACTTGCTATTGTTTGTACTGGACTTGATCTACTAATATTACTATTATTACCAAGTTCACCACTACCGCCAGTTCCCCACATCCATAATGTACCATCTGTTTTTATAGCTCCGGTAAAATTGTATCCAGCCGAAGCCTGTCTCCAACCAGTTCCTCCACTAACAGTTTGCACAGGACTAGAACTATTAATAGTAGTATTATCACCAAGTTGACCATTATCATTTCGCCCCCAACCCCATAATGTCCCATCTGTTTTAATAGATAACATGAAACTATTTCCGTTACTAATACTACTCCAGTTAGTTCCACTTGCTATTGTTTGCACTGGACTTGATTGATTAATGGTAGTATTATTTCCTAAATCTCCAGATGAATTTCTACCCCATACCCACAATGTGCCATCAGTTTTTATAGCAGCCGACGTGAATGCACCGGCTGCTATCTGATTCCAATTGGTTCCGCCGCCTATAACTTGATTTGGACTTGAAACTTTTATTGTTGAATTAGTACCAAGCTGTCCGTAATTATTACCTCCCCATACCCATAACGTTCCGTCTGTTTTAGTTGCTAACGTATGAAGACCTCCGGCTGATACATTAAACCATGATGGGCCACCTGAAATGGTTTGTGTCGGATTTGCTCGTTGTGTTACTGAGTTGTCACCTAGTTGTCCCTGTGTGTTTCTACCCCAACACCATAATGTGCCATCAGATTTAATTGCGGTAGTAAATTTATCTGTTGCAAGTCCATTACCAGTTGAACACGACACACTTTTCCAATTTGTTCCACCACTACTAGTTTGAATAGGGCTTGATTGATTTGTTCCTGAACTTGCACCAAGTTGACCATAATTATTTCGTCCCCACATCCATAATGTACCGTCATCTTTAACTGATCCACTAAATTCAAATCCTGCACTTGATTGTTTCCAATTAATTCCTCCAGAACTAGTTTGCACCGGTGAATAGTAAGTATCACCTATGGTACCAGTTCCAAGTTGTCCGTAATAATTACTTCCCCACCCCCACAATACACTTTGATTGAAAAAACTTCTAGGTACTAATACAGTATCGAGGTCTTGTCCATTAAATTTGAATCCGTTATTTGCCATTACGTATTACCTAAATTATAAATTAATATGTTATGATTATTCATATTTTTACATATTATACATGTTAAAATCTCTAATTGAGGCGACGCCTAGGGTAGATGCTGAACATTGTGTCCAATTATATCCACTAGCTATAGTCTGTATCGGGCTTGATATATTTGCGGAGAAACCCGGAGCTCCGGCTGCTCCAGATTGATTATCTCCCCAAATCCACAATGATCCGTCAGTTTTAATTGCAGCTCTTGGACCGTTTCCCATTGAGATTTGTTTCCAATTTGTGCCTCCTGATATAGATTGCACTGGGCTAGATTCAGGATTAATAGAGGGATTACTACCGCCGAGTTGACCATTAAAATTTCTTCCCCAAAGCCATAATGTTCCATCAGATTTTATCCCTGCACAGGCAGTTGGTCCTGCAGAAACTGATACCCAATTTGTTCCGCCGGCAACAGTTTGCACTGGACTTGAACTTCTAGGAGTAGTATTAATACCTAGTTGACTGTTTGAGTTTTCTCCCCAACCCCATAATGTTCCATCTGTTTTTATAGCTGCCATAATACCAGTTGTTCCACCGGGCGCTGCACCAGCCGCTGAAATTAGTCTCCAATTAGTTCCGCCGGAAATAGTTTGTATTGGACTGGACCTATTAATAGTATTACCGGTACCAAGTTGACCATTATTGTTTCTTCCCCAAACCCATAATGTACCATCTGTTTTTATAGCCCCCATAAAGAAACCGGAATTTGATACTTGTTTCCAAATTGCTGTACCTGAAACTGTTTGAACAGGACTAGAACTATTAATAATAGAATTACGGCCAAGCTGACCATAATTATTGAGACCCCATGTCCATAATGTACCATCTGTTTTAATTGCCGCAGTCGTACTGTTATTAGTTGAAACTTGTTTCCAATTGGTGCCTCCAGTACTAGTTTGTACAGGACTTGATTGAATTGTAGTGTTTAGATTTCCTAATTGACCATTGTTATTACTTCCCCACATCCATAATCTACCGTCTGTTTTTATAGAGCCTGTAATTTCTGAGCCACACGAAACTTGGCTCCAATTTGAACCGGAAGCAATAGTTTGTACTGGGCTAGATACATTTGTTGAGGTATTATTACCTAATACACCTGATTGACCTGTACCCCAAAGATACAATCCAGACATTTTAAATGTATTAACTAATTCTGGATATCTATCTATAAGGTATGATTTGGTTACGTATATTTTATCAACATCAGTTCCATTATAATTGAAATTAGTTGGCATTTTATTCCTTTATGACAATAGATTCAATAGTTTCAAGTGTTGCTAAATTAATTTCATCATTTTTATTTGATTCCCATTCAAATGATTTTTGAAAGTGATCGACTATTTTATTAAAAATTATTGATAGATGTTCGTTTGTTAATGTAATCCAAGTGTGTTGATCTATTTTCCAATTTATATTAGTAGCACCGGCTGTTACATAATTAAGGAAAGACATTCTTGTTAAAGGATCTGTGGGGAACTTATATGTATTACCATTTATTTCTACCTCAACCCCACTATGTAATTTTTCCCAACGTACATCTGCAATTTCTTGTTTTAAAAAGTTTCTTATAGCTTCTAACGAATATGATTCTACAGTCATACTAGAAATTGCATGTGTATCAGTAAATGTCCAAAAAGGTCCATGTAGATATTGTGTTCTTGTATTATATTCAGGATTAGGTTCACTATCAACCGGATATATTTTTATTTCATCATTAACTGTAACAACTTTGTTGTCATCATTTTTTAAATCTAACACAGTAGATATTTCACAATCGTCATTAATTACTTCTGAAAAGCGCCTGGCATTCCAAATCATTGGTCCTAAAATTACTCTTCCATTATAAACTATTACAAACATTTTTATTCCTTAAAATTATATTTATCAACTTGGATACAAATTATATGCATCATAGAAATATATACCTTGCATAATATATTCACCTACTGAAATTGATTTCCAATTATTTCCACCTGCAATAGTTTGAATAGGGCTTGACCTATTAATAATAGTATTATTACCTAGTTGACCTTGGGTATTTTTGCCCCAGGTCCACAAGGTACCGTCTGTTTTTATTCCAGCTGAAAAATTAGCTCCCATAGAAACAAATTTCCAGTTTGTTCCACCTGAAATAGTTTGTACCGGGCTTGATGTATTAGCTGTACCATTATTTCCTAAAGCACCATCCGTATTTGAGCCCCACGTCCATAATGTTCCATTTAGTTTTATGGCGGCTGTATTTATATTTCCGGCTGCAACTTGAAGCCAATCAGTACCACCCGAAACAGTTTGTACTGGGATTGATTTACTAGTTATACTATTATCACCTAATTGTCCTTCATTGTTTCTTCCCCAAGTCCATAGTGTGCCATCTGTTTTTATAGCAGCCATATGCTGGCCCTGATTAGCCATAGATACCTGTAGCCAATTGGAAGCAACTGCTGGCCATGCCGCAGGTATAGTAATATTAGTTGTGACATTAACTAGAATCTGAGTCATTTGACCCTGATTATCCTGAGTTCCCCATAAATATAACGATCCATTTATTTTTATTGCCCCATTCATGAAACTACCTAGCCTGATACACTTATTCCAATCTGTACCTACCCCGTTTGCTGTAGTACCAGATGCTTCGTTTGAACCAACAGGCGTGGGTGTAGTTCTTGTTATTTGAGCACCGTCACCTATCAGAGAAAAACTTCCTAATCCCCAGGTCCATAATGTATTATCTGTTTTTATGGCTGTAGTGTTGCCCCGACTATTATCTTTTTGAACGTCTTTCCAATTAGTTCCAGCACTGGATGTCTGTACTGGACTAGACCTAGAAATAGTAGTATTATCACCAAGTTGACCGTAACCATTGTTGCCCCAACTCCATAATCTACCGTCTGTTTTAATTGCGGATGCATTGTAGTTGCCACCTGCTACTTGTCTCCAATTATTACCGCCGGAAATAGTTTGTACTGGACTGTTTTTACTAATGCCAGTGTTATCGCCAAGGGCTCCTCCAGAGCCATTTCCCCATGCCCATAATGTGCCATCTGTTTTAATTGCGTAAGCTGTAAATCTGCCAGCAGAACTTCTCCTATTAGTAGACCAATCCCAATTTGTACCCCCTGCAATTGTTTGTACCGGACTTGATCTACTAGTGTTGGTTCCATCACCGAGTTGACCATAGTTATTAGTTCCCCAAGTCCATAATGTACCGTCTGACTTTACCCCAATAGCATAACTGCCTATAGCAGAAGGATCACATAGATATATCTGTTTCCAATTGGTTCCGGAACTAATAGTTTGTATCGGGCTAGATACGTCAATATTAGCACCATTACCGAGTTGACCTTCGGAATTTCTGCCCCAAAGCCACAATGTTCCATCACTTTTTATTCCTGCCGATTGTTGATAACCAGTCGCAATTTGTATCCAATTTGTTCCTCCGGAAATAGTTTGAACCGGTGAATCAACACTAATCGTATTGTTGGTACCTAGTTGACCTCTAGCATTTCTTCCCCAACCCCATAATGTACCGTCAGTTTTTAAGGCGATAGTTTGGGTGTTGCAGGTAACTACCTCACTCCAACCTCCTGCCGCTATATCCACTGGTATTTGTTGATTAACAGTATTACCAATACCAAGCTGACCATGATTATTGCGACCCCATGTCCATAAACTGTTATTTGTTTTTATGGCTCCGAGTGAGTCAACACCGGTCGTAACTATAGCCCAATTGGTTCCTCCAATAATAGTTTGAACCGGGCTAGACCTACTGTAGCCATTTGTATATATAGCTAGTTGGCCATAGTTATTTCTTCCCCACGTCCATAGTTGTCCATTTTGTTTTACTGCCGCAGTATTATCTTGTCCGCATGCGACTGTTCTCCAATTGGTTCCGCCGCTTGTAACTTGATTTGGACTTGATCTATTAATAGTAGTACCGCTACCTAGCTGTCCGTAATTATTGATTCCCCAAGTCCATAATGTACCGTCAGTTTTTACAGATGCAGCATGGCGTTGTCCACTTACCGCATTTAGCCAATTTGTTCCACCCGCAGCAGTTTGCACTGGACTGGATCTATAAATAACATTATTAGTTCCTAATAGGCCCGAGAAGTTTTCTCCCCATCCCCACAACGAACCAGTAATAACAAATTGATTTAAGTACGCTTGAGATATATAATAGTTGTCAAAAGAAGTACCATTTACACTAAAATTTGTTGACATTTTATATCACACCTGCTTATTAATAAGTTGCTTTAATTCATCAATTTGCAATTGTTGTTCTTTTATTGCCTCTACTAGTAAACCAATAACACCGCTATAATTTAATGATAATATACCATTATTATGTTTTACTGCGTTTGGTAATACTTTCTCAACATCTTGTGCTATCAATCCGGCACTTGATTCATTGCTATCAATAAAATTAAAAGTTACACCGTTCAATGTTAATACTTTACTTAACGCATTTGTTATTATTTCTATATTACTTTTCTTATTTTTGTCAGAAAGTGAATTGAATATAATAGCATTCAATTGACCACTGAGTGGATTAAAGTATAAATCAGCGGCTGATACGTTAGCAGTAGCCAATGATCCAGAAGTTATAGTAGATAATATAGGATAATAAGCATTACTATTAGTTGTAGTATCATCTGTGATAGTAATGCCTCCACCGCCTCCACTAGCATTAGCCCAAGTTAATACACCTGAACCATTTGTTTGTAAAAACTGATTTGCAGTACCACCAGTGATAACTACATTTCCCACTGGACCTAAATTACTTTGACCACTTACCTGTAATGTTCCTGCAACATTAACACCCGTAGTTGTAATAGTCATTACATTTGCAGTGCCACCTACACCAACAGTTACATTGCCACCACTGGCTGCAATATTAACATTACTTGTGCCGTTACTTATAGAAGCACCGCCTCCACCTGATTGTGCAACCCAAGTTAAATTGCCTGCACCATCAGTTCTTAGAACATATCCAACAGTACCACCGGTTATTTTAACGGTAGTAACATCACCAAATGTAGCAGAGCCAGCATTTGCAATTAGATTTCCAGTGCCACCTGCACCAACTGTTAAGTCAGTACGTACACCGACTGCACCACCAACACTACCATAATATGGAAATAATGCCGCTGTACCGTCTAGACCTTGAATACTATTAGCTTTTACAAAGCCTGATGTACCTGATAATGTTATACTACTGTTAGGTCCAACTGTTAACGCAGTCAATGTACCAACACTTGTTATATTTGGTTGTGCCGCCGTTGTTACTGTACCAGCAGTTGTTGCACTAGTTGCACTTGGCACTGTACCAGTTACATTACCACCTGCTAATTGACTTAAACCAGATCCATTACCAGTGAATACTCCTGTATTTGCCGTGATATTTGCGGCAGTTATGTTTCCATTAACATCTAACCCGGTTAATGTACCAACACTAGTAATATTACCTTGTGCCGAGGCAGTTACTGTACCTGCTGTAGTTGCACTGCCGGCAGAACCTGATAATGTTCCAACAAATGTTGTGGCTGTTAATGCTCCATTTGCTAAGTTTGCACTAAATGCAGTATTACTTGCTAATGCATAATTACCATTTGAAGTAGCTGATATGAATGTTGGATAATATGTTCCGGTTGTTTGTACGTTATTAAGAACCGCACTTGCATTAGTTGCAGATGTTGCACTCGGTACAGTACCAGTTACATTTGAACCTTGAATGTTACTTAAATTATTACCACTACCAATAAAGAAATTAGCGGTAGTTGCATTACCTAAGTTTGCATTACCTGCAGTTATGTTGCCACTAGTAGATAGATTACCAGTAATATTTGCACCGGTACTTGTAACAGTCATTACATTTGCAGTGCCACCTACACCAACAGTTACATTGCCACCACTGGCTGCAATATTAACATTACTTGTGCCGTTACTTATAGAAGCACCGCCTCCTCCACCTGATTGTGCTATCCAACTTAGTGTACCTGATCCATCAGTACTTAGTACATATCCACCAGTACCGCCTGATATATGTAAATTAGCGACAGCCCCCAATGTAACGTTACCGGTAGTTGTAAAATCAACTATACCTGTTGCATTACTTACTGTTAATCCGGTTAAGCTTCCTACAGATGTAATATTACCTTGTGCCGCAGTATAAACAGTACCTGCTATTACTGCATTAGCTACTTGTCCAGTAACGTTTCCGCCGGCTACACTATTTGCAGTTGTTGCATATGTAGCTAGGTTAGCTGTACCATAAAGATTGCCAGTGAAGAAGTTAGCTGTTACATTATTACCTAAGGTAGTATTGCCAGATACATTTAATGTACCTGTAATATTTGCACCAGTGCCGGTAACTACAACTATATTTGCATTACCAACTGCACTAATGTTTACATTACCATTAGCACTTGGAATATCTACATTACTATTGCCATTTACAATAGAAGATGTGTTCGCCGCTCCTGTACCAACAACAGTAAATGTACCACCTAAGGGATTAGTTAATGTAATTCCACTAGCATTAGCAGTTATAGTAGCACCATTAATATCAATGGTAGAACCGGAAATATATAAATCTTTAAAACGTTGTGTTGCGCTACCCAAACTGTATGTAATATTAGCACTTGGTAAAATATTACCTGATACAGTTAAACTACTTAATGTACCAACACTTGTTATATTTGGCTGTGCTGCCGTTGTCAACGTACCGGTAAAGTAATTAGCTGATGCGGCATTACCTAAACTAGCATTACCAGATGTGATATTACCACTAGCAATAAAAGTATTAGCTGAAATAACATTAACATTGCTAACGTTACCACCTGAACCAGATGTAACAATATTACCAACAGTAGCATTACCTGTTACTGTTAAATTACTTAATGTACCTACATTAGTTACTTGAGATTGATTTGCATTTACACTAAAAGTACTTCCAGTTAATGTTAATCCCGTACCTGCTTGATATGTACCAGCACCACTAAATTGGGTGAACTCAATATTATTGCCTACTGTACCAATAGCACTTACTGTACTTGTTTGTACCCATCCGGTATTATCATATAATGTACCACCGGTAACAAATACGAAATCGCCGGCTTCTACTTCAGGCACACTATTATAATCAGTTGCACGTGTAATTACAGTAGCGTTACTCCATGTATATATACCATTATATACGGCATTTGCTTCGTTCTTAACTAATATACGAGTACCTGATGTTTGAACATTAACACCATCTATTAAATTAAAAGTACCGGTTGTAGTTAAATTAGCACCTACTCCACTTGATCCATTATTATAAGTGATTGTACCACTAGTAACGTTTGCCAATGTATCTGTAGTAGCGGCTGCTACAGCATCGTGTACATTTAGTCCCTGAGCAACATCATCAACATATTGTTTAGTTGCGGCATCTGTACTTGCATTTGGTGTAGCTAAGTTAGTGATGTTAAAACTATTTAAGTTTACATTACCACTGAATGATCCAGTACCTGATACTACTAGACTTGTTAGTGTACCTACTGAAGTTATATTTGGTTGTGCCGCAGTTGTTACAGTACCGGCTGTAGTTGCACTTGATGCTGAGTTGGCTGTTCCATAGAAGTTACCAATAAAGTAATTAGCTGTTACTGCATTACCTAAATTAGCATTACCGGCTGTTATATTACCACTTGCTGTAAAAGTATTTGCACTAATGACATTTGCATTACTAATGTTACCACCTGTACCATTACCTGCAATAAAGTTATTAGCTGTTATATTACCACTTGCAATAAATGTATTAGCTGAGATGACATTAACATTACTAACGTTACCTCCTGACCCAGATGTAACTATATTACCAACTGTAGCATTTCCTGTTACATTTAATGTGCCTGCGATGTTTGCGCCAGTTCCGGTAACTACAACTATATTTGCATTACCAACGGCACTAATGTTTACATTGCCATTAGCACTTGGAATATTTACATTACTATTTCCATTACTAATGTTACTTGTAGAACCAGAGGTTACTGTAGACCATGTTAATGTTCCTGTCCCATCTGTCTGTAAATATTGACCATTACTTCCACCCGTGATACGAACATTACCTACTACACCCAAAGATACATTAGCAGTATTAGATAAATTAACAACCCCGGATGAATTGCTTACTGTCAAACCAAGCAATGATCCAACACTTGTTATATTTGGTTGTGCCGCAGTTGTTACTGTGCCTGCTGTAGTTGCTGTAGTTGCTGAGTTAGCTGTACCATAGAAGTTACCAATAAAGTAATTAGCTGATGCGGCATTACCTAAATTAGCATTACCTGATGTAATGTTACCTGACGCAGTAAATGTATTAGCTGAGATGACATTTGCATTGGTGATATTACCACCTGTACCATTACCTGCAATAAAGTTATTAGCTGTAATGTTGCCACTAGCGACAAATGTATTTGCTGATATAACGTTAACATTGCTAACGTTACCACCGGATCCGGATGTAACTATATTACCAACAGTAGCATTACCGGTTACATTTAATGTACCCGCAACATTAACGCCAGTTCCAGTAACTATTAAGATATTTGCATTACCAACTGCACTAATGTTTACATTGCCATTTGCTGATGGAATATTTACATTACTATTTCCATTACTAATATTGCTTGTAGAACCACTATTTACGGTAGACCAAGATAATACACCAGAACCGTCTGTTTGTAAATATTGACCATTACTTCCACCTGTAATTTTTACATTACCGACTGGACCTAATGATACATTACTTGCACCAATTAAGTTAGCAGTACCTGTACTTGTTAAACCAGTTAGTGTGCCGACACTTGTTATATTTGGTTGTGCCGCGGTCGTTACAGTACCGGCTGTAGTTGCTGAGTTAGCTGTACCATATAAATTACCAATAAAGTAATTAGCTGAGACTGCGTTACCCAAATTAGCATTACCAGATGTGATATTACCACTTACACTTAAACTACTTAATGTACCAATTGAGGTTATATTTGGTTGAGCTGCCGTTGTTAGTGAACCACCCAATGTTGTTGCTAGTACATCTGTGGCACCCAAATTGCCTACATTAGCATTACCTGTACTGTTTAATGTGCCGGATACATTTACGCCCGTACCAGTAACAGTGAATATATTACTATTTCCTGCAACACTTGTAGTTACATTTCCGTTAGCAATAACAGTTACATTGCTATTACCATTGACAATAGTATTACCCGCACTTACAGTAATACCCGTTAATAAACTACCATTACCAATAAAAAAGTTAGCAGTAGCCGCATTTCCTAAATTAGCATTAGTTGTGGTAATATTGGCAAAGGTGTAATTAGCGGTTGTATCTAAATTGAACGGTTGTAATTTTGTAATTGCCATGCATTGTTTCTCTTATTAGTATAATTAGATTAATTGTATAATCCCATATATGTATTTAATCCAATTTGTTCCGTAATAGTTACGCTGTCAATTCAATCCAAGACGTAGTTTCTTCATCCCAATTATATATTTTATCATCATTTGGCATTGGTATAGGAGCTTCCCATAAGCATGTTTCTTCATTTAATACCCAACTATTATATGGTGTCGGAGGTATAAATGCATCTCTAGTACTATCATATGTATAGCCTATACCAGCATAGTTTTTACGTAATGGTGTACCACCTTGTGAGTGTACACCAGCATGTGTATTATAGCTTGTTTGAATCCAGCTATTTGGATCACCAAATAGACCAGTATCTACAACATCTTGTTCTATTACGATTACTTGTGTAACGACGTTATTTTCATCTATTTGTGCAAAATGACTCATTTGTTTATTTTCCTTTAATTAAAATGTTATTGAACCTGAGCTGGTATATTTATATACTCTATATCCACCTGCAGTTGTTATTGTTGGACTACCAGTGGTTGATGTTGCGGCTGCGTATGTATCTGAGTAACGAATGATTACGATACCAGAGCCGCCGGTTGCACCATATTGTCCTGCATTTCCAGCACCACCATTACCACCACCGCCACCACCGCCACCGGTATTTGCGGTACCGGTTGTACCGTCAGAGGTGCCCTTACCGCCAGCCCCACCGCCACCATTGCCACCTGCTCCGGCAGCAGTGGCTTGGTATCCTGCACCGCCACCGCCTCCTCCACCATAGTATGTTGCTGTACCGGATATTGATGTTTGTATACCTATACCTCCGGCGCCACCGCCTGTAGGATTTACACCAGTTGTTCCGTTTGCACCAGCACCACCACCACCTCCGCCGCCGTCAGTATAATCACCATTATCAGATCCATTGCCACCATTGTAGCCTTGTCTAGGAGGGCCCGCAGTTCCAAGAGCACCGTCACCACCACCTGTTCTATCAGCACCACCTCCGCCGGATCCACCTCCTCCACCGTTACCTGGTCCAGCACTTAAGTGGCCACCGCCGAAGCCACCTCCCAATGATGTAATAGATCCAAATACAGAATTACTACCGGCGTAACCCGAATCACTAGTACTAGGTGACCCGCCACCTCCGGCACCAACGGTTACTGTAATTGCAGAGCTTGCAGACACGGTATATCCGGTATTAGTTAAATATCCGCCGGCGCCGCCACCTCCACCATTCCAACCACCACCACCACCACCGCCGGCAACTACAAGATATTCTACTGTGGGTGTAACTGCAGGTGCGCCACCGCCCGAAATAGTTAGTCCACCGTCTGATATTGTTAATCCACTTAATATTGCCATAATTTACCTTTATTTTTATTAAAACAGAACCTTACTAATAGTTAGTCCGCCGTCTATTTGTAATGTCATATTATATCCTTTTTATTTTAGTGTGTTGTTAATTTTAAGATCCGTAACTTGCGGCTGCAAGATACCATCTAGCAGTACCTACACCTGTTGTATTACTTGCAACAACACCGGTGTTTGATACTAAATTGGTTATTGACGTATAATTAGTACTATATCCATAACCAAATATTGCTTTATCTGTGCCATAACCTACGGCTGCTAATCCATTTCTATCAGTACCACCGCCTGCAGTATCTGTAGAAACAACTCCAGTATTTGATACTAAGTTGGTTATTGAAGTTAATCCAGAATTTTGTTCACCATATCCAAATATAGCTTTTCTAACCGGTATTGCTGATTCAGTAGTGATACTATTACTTGATGCACTAGGTACACTTGTACCATTACTATTAGTAGCAGTTACAGTAAATGTATAACTTGTACTTGCGGTTAATCCAGAAACAGTAATAGTACCACTGCCGGCTTGACTTAGTGTACCAGTGATACCGCCGGGATTGCTTGTTGCTGTATAACTTGTTATAGTACTTGAGCCACCGTTACTTGGAGCAGTAAATGCTACTGTAGCTGTAGTTGACCCTGTAGCTGTTGCAGAACCTATTGTTGGTGCATCGGGAACAAAGGTTGGTTGAATGTCCCAACCCCCTGATATTGTTATTCCTGAAAAAGTTAATGCCATTATGTGTTATCCTATACTATATTTAGTATTGCAATCATTGATCGTATTACATTAATATGTCGGGAACGCACTTGTTGATGGTGTGAAGTTACTGGTGTAACGTGCATAACCTTTTGTTATTCTTAAATCGTCTAAGTAACCGTTGATAGGCTCGGATCCGTTATTTGCGGCACCTATTCCTACTGGTTGAACTGTTGCTGAAATATTAACCGAACCAGTATGAGTATTAGTTTGCAATACTCCGCCAACAAACATACGTGTTACTCCGGAAGCTCTTGTTATTGCTACGTGCGTCCAAGTATTAGCCGTAATACCAGTGTTGCCCACTAGTGTGATCGGGACACTATCGCCCGCCCTAAATAACAATACATTCGGTGTACCTGCACGTGTAGCACAGTAGAAATTAACACTACTTGCCCAAGTGAGGTAGCTTGCCATCCAAACTGTATCTCCACTGAACGATACTTGATATAACCAGCATTCAATAGTAAAGTCACCTGTTCCAAACGCAAAATTTTGGAACTGTGTTGATGGAATATATAAGTAATCCCCCGTACCATCAAAACTCATACTACTTCCACCAAACTTACTTACTGCTGTACTTAGTTTAGCATCGGCAACAGTTTCCATTGTAGTCATCATTGCGGCATCATAAACACCAGCACTGGTCATATTAGATAGTAACGTTGTATTTTGTATTGCTGTTAGTGGTTGTGATGGTGGTACAAAGTTACTGGTGTATATAGATGTACCTACAACAAATCGCAAATCAGCAATATATCCCGTGTAGGTAATCCCGTTGTATCCAATGGCAATATAGCGAATCGAAAAAGTTCCAGATTGCGTCCCTTGAGATGTCGTCAAGCTCACGCCATTTACAAACACTTTTACGGTCGTACCTGAACGAGTCATGGCCACGTGATACCAAGTGTTGGGAACAAATGTGTACGCTGCAGTCACTACGGTGGCAGAACCAGTGCCAAATTGTGCTTCAACACCTGAAGCATTAATCCCTAGATAGTCACTGGCGCTTGCATCAATATTTCCACCACATAACATTCTAAAACCGGACACAGCAATCGTGGTGTTAAACCAGCACTCAAGTGTGAAATCACCGAGGGCAGAAATTAAACTAGGTACACTTAAATAATCCCCAGTACCATCAAAGTAACCACTACCGCCGATTGTACTAACACTATAGCCATTAGTTGTTGCACTAGTATAACCGAATGGGTTTTGTTGTGTTGGTTGACTATTACCATACGCTGTAATCGTAAAGTTGTTTGTGCTGTTATCTATAAATGTTGGTGATTGTAATGTTAACAATGATACTTGACTTGCGGTAGCACCTTGGCTTGTTGTAGTCAATGGAGTTGTGCTTGGTGTAAATGTAGTAGTATACAGTGCAGTGCCTTTAATAACTCGCAAATTAGAAAAATAACCAATAACATCAGATGGGCTATACAAAGGCGAAACACCTATATGGGGAACTGGTGTGTCAGAAAAGTTGTTAGCTTTTGTAAATGTCCCATTTAATACGCCATTTGAAAATAATCTGACTGTTGTTCCACTTCTAGTAACCGCACAATGATTCCAAACATTGTAGTTAAGAACAGTTGAGCCTAAATTAAACCCACCATCGGTGTAGAAATTTAACTGATACCCTATACCAGTTGGGTTCATGTTAAAAACAAAACCGGTACTTGTTGATTCAGTTGAGCGCAATTCAATGATCACATCATTGTAAGCATGAACCAAAGGTGTGTTTACCCAACATTCAATCGTAAAGTCGCCTGTACCCATAGCAAAAGCGGAATTGCTAGGCACAGTCAAATAATCTCCCGTACCATCAAAATAACCACTATAACTTGTTGGTGTTACTGATGATGGATTGAATGGACTAAATCGTTGTACGGTTGGTGAACCAGTTATAGTAACTGCATATGCATTTATACTAGTATCAATAAAACGAGGTGATTGACAAGTCAATAAACTTGTGTTGGTAATTGCTGTTAGTGGTGTTGTGCTTGGTGTAAAGGTTGAAGTGTAAACTGCCGTGCCGTTAACAATGCGTAAATTACTAATATAACCATTATATCCACCCGATGCTCCGGGATCACGACCAATATATGTAGTTTCTAAAGCACCAACAGTCGCAGAATTTGTGTAGGTTGATGCATCAGCAACACCATTAATATAAATCTTAGCTATGCCTGAGCTTCTTACTAATGCTATGTGAGTCCAGGTGTTTAACGAAACAGTAAGAGATGTTGTTATTCTTACTGATGCTGGTGTGTAGTAAACAACTTGCCCACTAGTGTTAACCCACAACTCCCATGTCTGTCCAATAATAACACCACTGTTTGCCAAACTTGTTACATACACCCAGCATTCAACTGTGAAGTCAGCAGTCATTGCTTGAATTGTTGTTTGAATATAGTTTGATTGGCCGTTATTAAAGTAGTTACTCCAGTTACCACCATAAGGACTAAATGTACCTTGAGTAGTATTACCTGCTCTTGTTACTAAAAAGTTATTAGTACTGTTATCTAAGAATACACTATTGTTTACTGATTGATTGTTTTGTAATGTTAATAAACTTGTATTTGCTATAGCGGTTAGTGGACTTGTAGGTGGGGTGAATGTTGTGGTATAGACTGCTGTACCTTTAACTACACGCAAATCAGTAACATATCCTAACAAGAATCCACCAACACCTTCACCCAAACAACCTATA